TATCCGCTATAACGAAAACCTTGCACGGTATGAAATGCAAGTCGAGTTCGAGGGCAAGCTGCAGTGGCGCAAAGCCTACCAGGAAATGGACTGCTACGGCATCATGCCTATGGGCTGCTCAGCTCTCCGCTGGAAGCCTGAACTGGAAGAAAGGGAAATGCTTTGTGAGGTCATCGGAGGCCGTCCCCGTATCTTCCTGACAGCTCGCACAGACGATAAGGAGGAGTCATGAGCCTGGTTACCTGGTTTCTTGTCGCCGTAGCCACAGGCATCGCCTGGGACGTCCTGAAGCGCGTGATTAAGTCGTACCGGGAAGACCGTGCAAGGTCACAGTACCAAGAAGGCTATTCCTATGTTAAGGACACGTTGGAGAAGGAGGGCACAGGCTCTGCCATAACCGCCCGGCTATGGCAGGAGTGGGAAGAAGGTGTCTGCTTTGCCCCATCGCCATTCGAGGATGGAATGCGCGAGGCTCTCACAACACTGACTCCCTCCAAGTAGCTTCCACTCTAATATATCCCTTAATGGGCGCCCACTCGGCGCCCTATGCAACTAAGGAGATTGAAGAATGAGCCAATTCAAGCCAATGCTGGCAGGCACAGCCGACCTCGAGAAGCTTCGCCTGCCTCTACTCGGAAGCCCTAAACTGGACGGCATACGGGCCATCGTGATTGATGGCGTTGTGGTGTCCCGTAATCTCAAGCCTATTCCCAACCGCCGCATCCAAGCCATCTTTGGGAAGAACTTCCTGAATGGCTTGGATGGAGAGCTGATTGTTGGAGACCCTACAGCCAAGGATGCCTTCCGCCAGACCTCCTCTGGAGTCATGTCCATCGAGGGAGACCCTGACGCCATGTTCCATGTTCCATGTATTCGACTGCTGCCGCGAGCCCAATGAGCCCTACCACAGTCGCCTGAGACGTGCTCGTGACTTGGTGACCGGCTCAGGGCGCAGCTTGATCGTCGAGCAGGAAATGATTACCACGATGATGGAGCTAGACGCCTATGAGGCCGAGCAGCTTGCCAATGGCTTTGAGGGTGTGATGCTGCGCCATTATGCCTCGCCCTATAAGTTCGGCCGCGGCACAGTCACCAAGCAGGACCTTCTCAAGCTGAAGCGCTTTGAGGACGCAGAGGCGATTGTCATCGGCTTTGAAGAGCTGATGCACAATGCCAACGAGGCAACAGTTGGACTGCTCGGGCAGACCGAGCGCGGCCACTCGAAGGCTGGAATGGTTGGCATGGATACACTGGGCGCCCTGAAGGTGCGCGGTCTCAATGGACCATTCGCAGGTGTAGAGTTCAACATTGGCACCGGCTTCGACGCTGCTACACGCCGCCTCATCTGGCTGGCTCGTGAGGCATGGCTTGGCAAGGTGGTCAAGTACAAGTTCTTCCCCATTGGCTCCAAGGATGCCCCCCGCTTTCCAGTCTTCTTGGGCGAGCGCATGGCAGGTGACCTATGAAGTACAACAAACAGCTCTACCATCTCCCGGACCAGGGCAGCATAGGTGATTGCCATCGCACGGCGATTGCCCGCCTACTTGACCTGGAGCCTGAGCAAGTCCCGCACTTTGGTGAGAAGCATTGGAATGATGGCCCGGCCTTCAGCAAAGCCGCCGAGCAGTATCTCAACTCTCAAGGGTTGATGCCCGTTGAGGTTGTCTATGACTGCACCCTGGAACAGCTACTCGCCATGCAAGGGCATCTGAATCCCCATGCCCGCTGTCTACTCGGAGGGACATCTGCCACAGGCGTCAATCATACTGTCGTCGGACGCGGTGGCCGAATCGAGTGGGACCCAAGCATGGACGACGCGGGCATCATTGGGCCTTGCAATGATGGATTCTTCTGGGTTACTTGGCTTATCCCGATAAGCTTGGCAGTCTAAGTCCAGCGCTTGCTGGCTTCACTGAGTCCAGAACTGGGCTACCATTGCGGAGTATAGTTTAACTTGCGATAGGAGCCCAGTGATGGCTGACACAACCCCCAAGAAGGCCAACGTGGCGACTCCATCGTCGGCCTATCAACGTATGGTCCCGTGCTGGGACATGATTGACGCCCTCCTGGGCGGCACGGAAGCGATGCGGGCGGCAGGGAGTAAGTACCTGCCCCAGTATGACGCCGAATCCAATAAGTCCTACGAGAATCGCCTGTCTTCGGCCGCGCTCTTCAACATGACGGAGCAGACGCTGAATTCCCTAGCAGGCAAGCCCTTTGAAGAGCAGATCGTCCTGGGCGATGATGTCTCCCCCGAGATTGCAGACCTTCTCGAGGACGTCGATCAGCAGGGCAACAACCTCCAAGCCTTCTGCCGCGCCTGGTTCCGCGACGCCTGGGCCAAAGGCTTCTCCCACGTCCTGGTGGAGCATGCCACTCCTGAGCCCCTTGAAGACGGCGAGCTGCGCACCTTGGCAGACGACCGGGAAGAAGGCTTGCGCCCCTTCTGGGTGCATATCTCTCCTGAGTGCATCATTGCCGCATACGCCCAGATGCTGCATGGCAAGGAGACATTGACCCATGTCCGCATCCTGGAGACCTCTGTAGAGCAGTCTGGCTGGGAAGAAGTGGTCAAGACCCGCGTGAGGGTACTGGAGCCCGGCATCTGGCAAGTATGGGCCCCCAGGGAAGCCGGCAAAGAGGACAAGGAGTGGGTTATCGAGAGCGAAGGCACGACCGACCTCAACTATATCCCTCTCGTGACTTTTTACACTGCCAAGCGTACTGGCTTGATGGAATGCAAGCCCCCGCTGACCGACCTGGCTCACCTGAACGTCACGCACTGGCGATCCAGCAGTGACCAGCGCAACGTCTTGACTGTCTCTCGCTTCCCCATCCTGGCAGGCTCTGGGGTACCCTCAGACTACAAAATTGAGATTGGCCCCAACCGCTTTCTGACGACTGAAGAACCTGAGGGCAAATGGTACTATGTCGAGCACACGGGCGCAGCCATCTCGGCAGGCCAGACTGACCTGGAAAGCCTTGAAAACCAGATGGCATCTTATGGAGCTGAGTTCCTTCGCAAGAAGACGGGCAACGAGACCGCCACCGGTCGGGCCCTGGACAGCGCGGAAGCCGTCTCCTATCTGGGTGCCACAGTCATGGACTTCCAGGATGCGATTGAGCTGGCTCTGCAGTATACGGCGGATTGGCTGTGTCAAGATGATGGGGGGTCTGTTGTCCTCAACCATAACTTGGGCATCTCCGAGACCGATGCTTCCGCCCTCGACACCCTCATGAAGATGCGGGCCGCCCGGGACATCTCCCGTAAGACTCTCCTCGGGGAAATGCAGGCGCGCGGTATCCTCTCCGACGACTTCGATGAGGAGGCAGACCAGGAGCTTTTGGAGGAAGAAGGCTCCAACACTCTGGGAGGCATGTTCAACAATGGCAATGGGACGCAGACGCCCACTCTCAACCCTCTGCCTGATCCTGACCTGGTAATTGAGCCTGGCGCTGGAGACGAGTAATGGCGAAGACGGCCAACGAAGAATTGCTTGATGCCACCATAAGGCATCAAATCAAGCTGCTGCGCTTCTCCCAGGGAGAAGCTCAGGCAGCGGCAGACCTGCTTGCAGCATCCAATGCTGAGTTACTGGCTAAGCTACAAGTGGCAGACCTGACCGAAGCAACGGAAGCCCGCTTGCGCAGCCTGATGGCTGAAGTGCAGCGGCTCCGTGAAGGTATGGTGGCCAAGATCAATGACTCCCTGAATTCCGATATGGAAGGCCTGGCAAAGACCGAGGCTGAGTGGGAGCTCGCAGCCATCTCGGGTGCTTCCCCTGTCGCTCTGTCTCTGAATACGGTACCTGTCTCGGTACTCAAGGCGGTGGCCGGGTCTCCCGTCACAGGCGTCCCCCTGTCTGGTTGGCTAGGCAAGATGGTGGTGAATGATGTCACCCGCATCGAGCAGCAGATGCGTCTTGGCATCCTGGCTGGAGAGACTAATGACCAGTTGGTGAGGCGTATTCGCGGCACCAAGGCCAATAACTACAAGGATGGGGTGCTGGACATCACTAAGCGGGAAGCTGAAATGATCGCCCGCACGACTGCCAACCACGTATCCAACGCAGCTCGGCAGGCAACCTGGGATGCCAACGCAGACATCATCGAAGGTGTGCGCTGGGTAGCTACCCTGGACGGCCGCACTTCTCCCGTGTGCCAATCGCGGGACGGCTGTGTCTACCCTATCGACAAGGGGCCGCGCCCTCCAGCCCATCCCAACTGCCGCTCCACGGTGGTCCCGGTGCTTAAAGGCGAGGAGATTGTTGGCGATCGCCCCTATGTGACGGATACTCGTACGCGTGCACAGCGAGAGGTCGACTTCAGGGCCAATGCCAAAGCTGATGCGGGCGATGTGGCATGGAAGAAGATGAGCGTGTCTGAGCGGAATGCCGCGATAAAGAAAGCGCGTGATAAGTGGACAGCCGAGAATATTGGGCAGGCTCCCTCCTCTATGAACTACCAGACCTGGCTGAAGGGCCAGTCTTCCTCATTCCAGGATGAAGTGCTGGGCAAGGGCAAGGCTGAACTGTTCCGCAAAGGCATGCCCCTCGATAAGTTCGTCGACGAGCGGGGTAAACCATACTCACTCCAGCAGCTTCAAGCCGAGGTGGCTGGAGACAAGCTGAACGTCATCCAGCCAGGCGTAGGTTTGAAAGCCAAGTCCCTGCTTCAGCAGGGTTTCTCTTCAAGTGAGGTGCTGGAGCAGACCAAAGCTGAGTTCCCCGATGCGAGCACTTCGGCGGCGTCGATCGCTTCCTACAAGTCCGAGCTGAACAAGGCAGGCGCCCTTAATATCGCGCCCGAGTTCAAGGTTCCGGCAGGAGCCCTGAAGCAAGCCAAAACCGTGGCCGATGTCGTGGACAATCTGGACGCTTCCCTGCCAGCCAATGTCAAACATGCTATTAGTGGGCAATGGTCTACCGTCGTAGATTCCCTTGATGGCTCGCCGGGCGCTTATGGGTACTATCAGGCCGGCAAAGGGGTGATGCTGAGTGGCTCCAAGTTGTCCGCCATACCTGCTGCTCAAGCCCAACAGGTCGCGGCGCACGAGCTCGGCCACCTGCTTCACAAGCAGCACGACCTCCTATTGCCGGACCAGGTTCTGGCAAGCCTGAAGGCTTCGGCGAAGGCCATGACGCCAGACGCTCGTAAGCTCTACTCGTACTATCTGAGCAGTGCTGATGAGCTCGTGGCAGAGGTCTACGCCCAGGCATTAAGCCCGAGCGCTCTGACGTCTCAAGGCCTGAGCGCCATGGAGTTCAACAAGGTCTTTGCTCCAGCCATCGAGGCGGCCAAGAAGGCTATGGCGGACAAGTTCCCCATTCCTTCTGTCAATGCCAAGCCAGCTTTGCCCGGTGGCCCCGCTTTGCCCTTTGAGGTAGCTGGCAAGCACACGACAGTCGGAAGCCTGGCAAAAGCCCTGCTACAGCAAGGGATGCCTGATGCCCAGGTCCTGGACTCGGTACTAGCAGAGTTCCCGCAGGCCAAGACCAAACTGGCCTCCATTCAGAGCTATAAGAGTCAGCTCAAGAAGGACGGCCTGCTACCCAATAAGGCGGCCACCCCTGTTGTCAATGCCAAGGTGATTCCTGATGTGGTCCCCACACCGGTCACTCCGCAGGCGGCTGTCGCGGCACCGGCTGAAGTGGCTGCAGCGCCATCGCCTCTCAAGCTTGGGCAGTCTGAGCTGAAAGCAAAGGGCTTGGAGCTGATGGCACAGGGCGTGCTGGATAGCAAGGCAGTTATCGAGTCACTGGCAAAACAGTACCCGCTCAATGCCGCAGACTTGAACATGGGCAAGGTCGCTACATGGAAGAGCCTGTGGAAGAAGGCCGACCCTGCAGGTTTTGCCAAAGCAACTGGGCTGGCAGAGAGCGCGACGGTAAAGGCCGCAACCTCTGGCCCCGTATCGCCACCAAAGCTGGCAGGCACTACCCTGGGCAGCACCTCGGCAAAAGCCCTGGACAAGGTGAAGTCGGTACTAGCGGCAGGCGGAACACCTGCCGATGCCTTCGACGCCATGAAGGCGGTCTTTGGCTCCCTTAAAGAGCCTGGCGCAACCGACTTGCTGGAACTGGCGCAATACCAGCTCGCCACATCCAAGGCGGCGAGCAAGCCTTACTTGAATGCGGCCTTTAAGGCTCCCCAGGGGTTCACTGCCAGCCCGACGATCGAGAAGTATATGGCAGGCCTCGATGCCAAGGGTAAAGCTGCTCTGGAGGCCTATAAGAAGGCCCAAGCAGCCGGCTTTGGTCCTGTCAAGACCAACAAGCTGGTGAAGCAGCTGGCAGGATATGAGCCGTCAGCCTCGGCCAAGGTCAAGCTGAAAGAGGCTGCGGCGTACGAGCTGAAGAAGGGAGGCCCGTCACAAGCGGCCGTGGCGCCTAAGCCCTCTGTGACGGCCCCGCCACCAGCTTCGGCTGCCGAGGTTGACTTGACGCCTGCTCGGCCTGCCGCTACTCCGCGGGAAGGGATTCCTCCGCCCCCAAGGTTTACAGACGCCCAGCGCGAAGCTGGCATCCGTAAATACTCGGGCCGCATTCCTACCTTGGTCTTCGACTCGATCAACGCCAGCCAGCGTAGGCTCAACCTGCCTGAGCTAACAGAGGTAGAGGCATCGGCCATTACGACTTACACTGGCAGTGCGTATAAGCAGCTAAACAACGCCTTACGTGATGGGAAGTATGCGGGAGACACCGCACTGCAGGCCTATGTAGAGGCCGCCCAGCATGGTCTTGCCAAGATGCCGAAGTATCAAGGCATCTCTTCGCGCGGCATGAGCTTCGGGCAAGAAGAGCTGAAGAAGGTCCTCGCCACGTACAGGAAAGGCGCGGTCATTGAAGACTCCGCCTTTGTCTCGACTTCCTATGACGAGCAGGCAGCCTTCTCTGGCAACGTGTATATGCGGGTTAACGGCAAGACTGGTGTGAACGTCTCCCAGTATTCTAAATACCAGGGAGAGCGGGAGGTCTTGTTTATGCCCGGTACCAGGTTCCGCATCGACGAAGTGAAAAACGAAGGCGGGAAATATATCATCACAGTGACAGAGGTTTAAGATGGCCGATTCTGATAAGTTTGAACCCAGTCCCGACTGGGAAGACAAAATGTCCTTCGCCCCAGGTGTACCGGATGACCCTGAGGCGATTCCAGAGCTCTACTACCAGGCATTATTGGGCCGTGTCTACACCCTTACCCGGTGGAAGGACGGCTCTACTGCTCGCGGAGAGGTAACTCTCGAAGACCTTGGGGCGGTGGCCGGTTCTGCCATCTACAAGGAGGGATGGTACGACGCATTGGGAGCCTTTATTGGCGCCGAATTACCTGGAGCACTCTAAACGATGGCTACCCAAGCAATGGATCCTGCGTTAGATTCTCATTCACAGTTACCCGGGCGCGATGCCCAACAATGTGCGTGATGCACGAAGGAGAGCAAGATGGACTTCGAGTTCCAAAAGAATACCACAGTGGAAACCCTCGACAGGGTTCCCGAACAATTCCGCGGGCTGTATACCGCCAGCGATGAAGGCGGCTTTACCCTGGGTGAAGCTTACTCCGGCGTGGGCGCAGCAGTTGACGGTCTGAACAAGTCCCTCAAGGCTGCCCGCCGTGATGCCGACGAAGCCAAGCGCAACCGCCCTGACCTGACAGGCTTCTCCGCAGTCGGCCAGCTGCTCGGTCTTGAAGGTGAAGACGCCGCTTCCGCCGAAGCCCTGCGCGGGGCGGTCGAGCGTATCATCTCCGAGTCCAAAGATGGCAAGGTCAACTGGGACAAGATGAAGCGTGACTTGGAAGGCGGTTTCAACACCAAGCTGTCGGCGAAAGATGGCGAGCTCCAGGCTATGAGCAAGACACTGCAGAAGTACCTGGTGACCACTGCGGCTGTGCAGGCAATCGCTGCCCATAAGGGCGTGCCCGATTTGTTGCTGCCCCATATCCAAGCAAAGACCAAGGTCATCAAGGACGGCGAAGACTATGTGGTCCGCGTGGTCGACGAGTCTGGCGATCCCCGCGGCAATGCTTCCGGTGGCTTCATGACGGTCGAGGACCTGGTCAAGGAGCTGAAGGCCCATGCCACTTTCGGCCGCGCCTTCGAGAGCGAGGCCCCGAGTGGTTCCGGTGTTCGCCCCGGCAATCAAGGCAAGCCGAAGTCGACCAACCGCGAGCTGTCTCCTACCGAGAAGATTGCAGCTGGTTTGGCGAAGCGTCGCCACTAAGCCTAAAGGCTTAAATGAGAAAGGGAGCTGGGCTCCCTTTTTCTTTGCCCTCTTATAGGCTAGTGGATAACCTGCAGGTGTTCGCGCAGGTCAGTCAGCACCTGCCCAAGCCAATTACGGCCCTGCCACTGGTTACGGAAATGGACTCGAGGGTCATTCTCGTACAAGCCAATGCCCCATATCCGATCGGTAGGACTTGCCTCCACGAGGGTTGTGCCCTCAGTCATCAGCAGCTTGGCCCGCAGCTTCGGGCTGTCCGTGAACTTCGCCAAGTTGGCACGCATGACAATATCGCGGGCAACCGCTTCCCATACCTCGACTTGGAAGCCTTGGACCTTCTTGCCGAAAGCCTTCTGCGCGCTCGGGTCATTAGTGGCCATGATGCAGTCCAGCATAGTATGATCTCCGAACAATCGAGCCTTCTGAGCCATCATGTACTGCTCCGCGCAATTGTAGGTCTCCCCGTCAATGACGAGGTCGCAGGCATACCATTGGCTGAACACCCCACCATAGAATAGGGTAAACTTCTCTATTGGAGTCTTGGTCATAAGACCTCCTGTGAACATTGAAATGGGCCAAGACCGGCAAGCCAGTCTCGACCTTTATACACTACGCCTTACAGACGCGTGGAGATAACCGGCGTAGTGACCTGATGGACAGACACCGCCTTCAGCACGAAGAACTTCTGTCCCGGATGGGCCTTGGCAAGACGCTGCGCCTCCTTCTCGGCCACCAGTTGAGTGGGTTGAACAACCTTCGGCGCATACTTCAACGGCGGCTGGCCGTGTCCGTTGAGCCCTGCCCGCGAGACATCGCCATTGGCAACCATATAGAAGGCGCCGTCGGAAAGGACGTCGGTGCCGCGCTCGGTGAATTGGGTGGACGTCTGCGGGCCGAGGTCAGTCTTGTCCAGCAAGTGCTTAACCAACTTGTTACCCTCATCAGTGCACACGAAGTCGCCACCTTCCAGGCGGATGAGAGCATTGACCTGCAGATGGCAGAGGTCGACATGCACTGTCCCCGCTTTCAGGTCCGAAGCATAGGAGCCACGGTAGATGAAGAGAAGAAGCATAAGTTTGTTGGCAGTCAGTTTCACAGTAGATACCTCAGTGGTTACGGGTTTGATAGAAGAACGGCAATTCATGTGTTGCGGGGGAGCAGAAACCGGCTCGACGCTGGTTCTCTGCTCAATCAGGTGAAAGTCGAAGCGCACGTTGTCTTCAGACGATGCACGACGCCGGACATTCGGTGCCGGACGGCTTGCGGCGACATGGTACTCGACCAAACCCAGCTCGTCGAGACGGCAGAGTATGCCTTCACGGGTACGGCCAAACAATTCGCAGATGCGAGAGAGCGTTAGCCCATAGTTGAAGGCGATCGTCAAGTCAGACTCTTCGCTCGGTGTCCAGCGGGAGCAGTTACGCGGCGCTCCGGTCACGGGGCTGCATCCGGCCATGCTCCAGCCGCGGGATTCAGTTCTTTGCTTAAGGTTCATATATGGCCTCTTGGTTTAACAGTTGAAGGGGTAAGTGAATGGTACTCCCCCTCCTCTTATTGAAATGCCATTGATTAGAGGGACTCAATCATCTCCTTTGCTCGGTCCCATGCGGAGTTCCACAGGCCGCACACCTCTTGAGACATGCCACCCTCTTCGGTGTAGCCATATTCCAGCGGGCCGATACCGAAAGACTCAAAGGCCGCGGACATAGACATGTTGGCGTCACAGTAGTCGTGGTAGTAGCACATGCCCTCTATGGGTTCAGCCTTCTGCTTTTGAACCATCTCGGCAAACTCCTCAGCAGAGAGGTCTTCCCGCAATTGAGCGATGAAGGCGGCAGCGAGCTTTTCTTTTGTTGGAAGCATGGTCTTTCTCCTTATATGGCTCGGATATGGCGAACGGGCACCACCAGCGAGAAACCTCCTCGGTTTATCTCTCGGAGGACGTTTTCGGAGAACAGCGTGCGCTCCTTTCGGTACTCGGCTCGGTAGTCGTCTATATAGGTTATGACCACTTCGAATATTTGAACATCGACGAGGCCGTCGGATCGCAGGAGGCGGCTGCTGACTTCAATCTTACTTCCTAGTTGGTAGGCCATGATTTACTCCAAGTGATTAGGTATAGATGAATTATACAGTGGAAACGTTGGGAAGGGAACACTTTCCCTTCCTATTACGCTTCTTACAGATACGCCAAGTCAAGACCTTCGAAGAAAGAGGGGACTTCCCAATGGTCAGTCTTCTTGACTCGTCCGTCCGCAGTGATAGCTATGAGAGGGCTTTCGTCGCCACGGGTAGGAGACTCATACAGATCGACTCCATGGACGCGGCCGAGGAAAGTGGGGTTCTTGGCAAGAAAGGCTTTCGCTTTCTCAGTAGATGCTTGATTGATAGCCATGATTTGCTCCTTGTGGTTGGGTATGAGTGAATTATAGTGGGTAAACGCTGGGAAGGGAATACCTTTTCCCTTTATTTTCTTTTTATTTTATCTAACCCTTTATAGAGTAAATCTAAAGAGTAAAAAGTATCTAAGTCCTTGTTGTATAAAGCTTTCTAGGGCAACTAGGGCTTCTAGGGCTGATTCGTGAGCCGGTGGCCGAGGTAGCCGATTCGTCAGGTATCTTTTTCCTGGTGCAATACAGAGCTAAAGCCTCGTACAGCCTAAACAGGGCCTAAGTCCTTGATGCGTAAAGCTTTCTTCGTCTAGACTGGCTTTTTACTGGGCTCAGGAGGCCAAGATTCTGCGCGCTGGTATAGGTTAAAGGGGTTACGCGCTATCTGGAACACCGCATTATCTATCCCATAGTGCGCGGGCGCGGCTTCGGCCACCTCCACTTGCTGACCCCCTAACCGAGGCGTGACGCCTGGAGGGCGTCGAATCGTCGGGCGATCCGGCACCACCCAGACCTATCACACAACCCAATAGTTAGGAGTAGCTAATATGACTTCAGTAACCCTCACCGAGTCGGCAAAGCTGGCCCAGGATGAGCTCGTCGCTGGCGTGATTGAAAACGTCATCACCGTCAACGAGATGTTCGACCTACTGCCCTTCGACGGCATCGACGGCAACGCTCTTGCCTACAACCGCGAGAACGTCCTGGGCGACGTCCAAGTCGCGGGCGTTGGCACGACCATCACCGCGAAGAACCCGGCCACGTTTACCCATGTGACCTCCACCCTGACCACGATCATCGGCGACGCCGAGGTCAACGGCCTGATTCAAGCCACTCGCTCCGGTGATGGCAATGACCAGACCGCGGTGCAAGTTGCCTCCAAGGCAAAAAGCGCCGGTCGCAAATACCAGGACCAGCTCATCAACGGCGACGGCACTAGCAACACCTTCACCGGCCTGATTGGCTTGGTGGCGGCCGGCCAGACCATTGGGGCCAATGATGGTGCTGCGAACGGCGCGCCCCTGTCCTTCGAAGACCTGGATGCCCTGATTGACCTGGTGACCGACAAGGATGGCCAGGTGGACTATATCATGATGCACGGCCGCACCCGCCGCAAGTATCTGGCGCTGCTGCGTGCTCTCGGCGGCACCTCGCCCGGCGACATCTACACGATGCCTTCCGGTCGCCAGGTTCCGGCCTATCGTGGTATTCCGATCTTCCGCAATGACTGGATTCCGATCAACCAGACCCAAGGCTCCTCGATCAACGCCACCTCGGTGTTTGCAGGAACCCTCGATGACGGTAGCCGTACCCACGGCATCGCAGGTCTGACGGCATCCACCGAAGCCGGCATCAAGATCAAGTACGTGGGTGAGAAGGAAGATGCTGACGAAAGCATCACCCGTATCACCTGGTACTGCGGTCTGGCCCTCTTCAGCGAGAAGGGCTTGGCGATGCTGAAAGGCGTCACCGCGTAAGTTGGTCTGACCAGCACAGAAAGCCCTCTCCGAGCTATAAGCCCGTGGAGGGCTTTCTGGTATTTAGGTATTCAGCTTTTTATTGGAGAAATATTATGCCCGCATATATCGTTCACATGAACCCAGGCCACACAGGCCAGACTCTGGTCAACAACCGCAACACGGCGCCGGTCTTCGTGGATGACGAGGTTGAAAACCCGCAAGTAGCCGCTCGTGAGATGGTGAAGGCTTCCCATGGCGGTCCCGCAGGTGTCTGGGACGACGCACCCGTAACCGAATTGACAGAAGCCACTCTGGCATCTCCGATTTTCTTGACCAACTAACAACACCGACTCAACAGAAGGAGAGCACCATGACAACTATCATCCAACAGAAACAAGAAACAAAGGTCCAACGCTTTGTTCTTGTCGGCCCGCATCTGGGCAAAACCCTCAATGTGAACGGCCATCCGTTTGTTGATGGCGAGTACACTTTCCAGGGCCCTGCGCATCAAGTCGATTCACTGGCAAAGATTTTCAAGCGCTATGCCGCGCTGCCCGTCGAGGACGCCAAAGCCTACCAGCTGGAATACCTCAAGGCCAATGGCTCTAGCGAAGAGCAGGACGCCGTGGCGCAATATGAAGCCCAACAGCAGCAGCAGCAGCAGCAGCAGGACAGCCAGAAGGCCGACCAGTCGGAAGCCCAGGCATCCGATCAGCCAGCAGCTGACCGACCCGTGACGCCTGCAGCCGCTCAGCCAGCAGCTGACCAGTCTGACATGCCTGCTGCCGACCCGCAAGACGGCCCGGCCCAGAAGTTAACCCTGGCCGAAGCTATCGGCTCGCTGGACACGGAAGTGGACGACCACTGGACCTCGAACAACCTGCCGGCTATCGATACCCTGGCAGACCTGACTGGCAAGGCCGTGACCCGTGCTGAGGTCAACGAGGTGGCAGAAGGCTACACCCGCGCGAAAGCCCGCGCAGCTAAGCAGTAAGGGGAAACTATGACACGCTATTCCGCTCAGGACATGCTGAAACCGAAAACGGCAGGCAAGGCTGCGGCCCAACCTGTCAAGGCTCCCTCCGCTCCTGCTGGGCAGCAGACTGTAAAAGTCCCTGCCGGCGGGCAGGTCACCATCCGCAAGGTCGCCAATGGGGTTGTTGCCTCGGTGACTGATTCCAATTGGCGCAACACCAGCGAGGTTATCGCTCAAAATGCGTCTGACTTAAAGATCGAATAACGGGAGAATCCTATGGCCTTCAAACCGCAGAATGCTGACGGGACCGTGGAACACGCCAATGCCTATGTCTCCGTTGCGGAAATGAAGGCCTATTGGGATGACCGCGGCATCGACCTTTCCGCCAAGACAGATACTGAGCTGGAGGTGTCCATCGTCAAAGCGACGGACTTCCTTGACAGCCGCTATACTTGGGTTGGCTATCAACGGCACCGTCTGCAAGGCACGCAATGGCCCCGCGGCGGCTTGCCGTCTTCTTTTCTTCGCGGCCTGCCTCTGGCCTTGAAGAACGCATGTTGCCTGATGGCGCAGCGTGCTTTGGCAGGCAAGCCCCTTATGCCTGATCCGACTTTCGACCCGAGCGGCCAGAAGGTCACAGGCAGCACCAAAAAGGTCGGACCTATCGAGGTATCTCTGACCTTCGCCGAGGCCGTTTCAGGCAGCCCGGGCGCATCCGTACCGGCTTATCCCGAGGTAGATTTGATGCTCAAAGCAGCAGGCCTCGTTATGTCCGGTGGCTCAGGTGTTCTGGTGAGGGGGTAATTATGGCGACCTTTGATTATGCTGGCCTCAAGCTCGACGTCGATGAGCTGCTGGCCGAGTTCGGCACAGACTGCCAGATCACGAGGAGCGTGCCTGGCACAGTGGACACTGTAACCGGTACCCCCTCTGGTGGTGGCGAGCAAGTCACCAATGCCCTCGGCGTACTGGTCTCTTACGAGGAGAAACTCGTGGATGGCGCAACCATCATGCGAGGCGACCGCCAGGCAATCGTGCAAGCCGTAATTGAGCCTGAATTCGGGGACACCTTTGTCGAGCTGGGAGGCAGCTGGTCAGTGGTCAATGTTCAAGCAGTCAACCCCGCCGGCCTCGCTCTGGTGTATATCCTTCAAGTTCGGAGGTAAGCCATGGCTACAGGACCATTCCAACGTGACCTTGACGCCTTCCATGCGAAGGCCATGAGGGATGTGGACCAGGTACGAAGAGCTTCTATTCTTGAGCTCTTTAAGCTGGTCATCATGGCAACACCGGTCGACTCGGGCAGGCTTCGGGGTAACTGGCAGACAACTATGAACTCTCCAGCGATGTCTGAGCTGGATAGATTAGACCCCAACGGTGGTATCGCGCTGGCAGAAGTAACGGCTAATATGGGCGGACTGTTAGACGTGGTTTATTTTTCTAACAATCTGCCGTATGCCGAGCGAATTGAATTTGACGGCTGGTCGGCACAAGCGCCAGAGGGCATGGTCCGACGGCATGTGGCAATGTGGGGACGGATTGTGGAGGCCAAGGCGAGAGCCCTGGCAAAGTGATATGGCAGAATCAAGCAAGCTTCATGCGGCATTGATGCAGGGCGTAGTAGATGCCACCCTGGGCATGCCTATCGGCATTGAGAATGCCTCTTTTCCAAACAAGCCAACAGACGGCAGCCCCTGGGCTGCGGTATTCATTCTTCCAAATCAGCCTTCAGTTGCCACACTCGGCTATGAGGGGGAAGACGCTCATGATGGGATAGTCCAGATCGACTTGAACTATCCATTGGGCAAAGGCGAGGCAGCCGTAAGGGCTAAAGCTGACCAAGTAGCCTCGTTTTTCAAAGCTGGGCGCAGACTCTCCTATCAGGGAGCATACGCGACAGTTTCCTCTTGTGGACGTTCACGCGGGCGAGAGGTTGATGGATGGTACCGTGTGAGCATGACGATTACCTGGTTCGCCAGAATCCCCCGTAATCCTTAACATATAGGAGCATACATCATGGCAAACGGCAGCCGCCACTCCATGCGCTATGTGGCCGAGACTTCCTACGGGGTGACCCCGGCCACGCCCGCTTTCAAGCCCATCCGCCACACCGGCACAACCTTGGCCTTGACCAAAGAAGCCCTTCAGTCCGAAGAGATTCGCGCGGATCGTCAGATTGCTGACTTCCGTCACGGAGCTCGACAGACTGGAGGGGACATCAACCTGGAGCTCTCCTATGGCAGCTTCGACGACCTGTTGGAAGCGGTAACGCTTGGCACCTGGGAAGTCGACGGAGGTGGGTCCGGCGTCGATCGCCTGAAGGCCGGCGTACTGCGCCGCTCCTTCACGGTCGAACGCTTCTTTGGTGACATCCTGACCTCTGATCGGCCATACCACCGCTTCACGGGTGTGGAGTTCAATACTCTAGCTCTGGCAATCAATGCTAACACAATGATTACTGGGACGTTCGGAGTATTGGGCAAAGGTTTTGCTACCGACACGGCCATCATCGCAGGCGCTACCTACGGCCAGCCTACGACGACCTCTCCGCTTGACTCGTTTACTGGAACCCTCAATGAGGCCAGCAAGCCCATTGCTGTCATTACTGAGATTCAGCTGAACGTTGAAAACGGGCTGGAGGCGCGCTTTGTTGTTGGCTCGAAGGAGACCATTCGCCCGTCCATCGGTCGGTCGAACGTCTCGGGTACCATCACGGCGTACTTCGAAGACTCTCTTCTGCTGGACAAGTTCGTCAATGAAACTGAGTCCAACATTGTCTTCGAGCTACCCGATGCCCTGGGCAACAAGTACACGGTGACCCTGCCGCGTATCAAGTACAACGGTGGTCAGCCCGACGTCGACGGCGAAGGCCCGATCACCTTGAGCATGCCCTTCCAGGCACTGCTTGATGCCGCCACGGGCACCAACATTATCATTGACCGCAAAGAGGCATAAAAATGACGGATAAGAAGGAGAGCGTCGCGGCCCCAAGTGGTATGGAGATGTTCCATACCCGCAAGGCCGCCAACGAAGGCATCAAGGTGCCGCTGTACACCCCGCAGGGGGACAAGACCGAACATTGGATTCAGATTCGCGGGGTAGACTCGGATGAGTTCCGCCTGGCCGAAGCCGGCTCTAAGCGGGATGTGATGCGTATTGCGCAAATCGAAAACCCGCGGGAACGGCTGGCAGAGGTAGAGCTATCCAAACGCAAGCTCATCGCAGCCCTGGTCATCGCCTGGAGTTTCGAGCAGGAGTGCACTGAAGCGAATATCGTGGCGTTCCTTGAAGAGGCTCCGCAGATTGCTGATGCCCTTGACGCAGCGGCGTCCAAGCGTTCGCTTTTTTTCGCAGGAAGGTCGAGCAGCTCGGCAAATACGCCGAGCACGAGTTCCGCCTCGACCTGATACCAAAGGGGTCTAAGCAAACACTCCGGGCGAGCCTCCTCCAGGTATGGAAGACGCTGAAGCGAAAGCCGAAGCATCTGGCGGAAGCGCCCGAATGCCCCGAGGAACTGAGGTATATATGGGAGTGGTATAGGGAGATGTTCACGGGTGAGCCGTTGACCTTCTCGGAAATTCATTATTGGTCGCTGCCTCCAGCAGGCCCGGGCCTGAAAGGATGGGAGCGGGACTTGCTGAAGTCCCTCGACCGCATATTCTGGAAGGTGCGCAATGGCTGACGTAGCCAATCTAGTAGTCTGTGTCAGCAGTGACCAAGTACAAACCGCCGATCGGCGGTTGAAGGGCATGTCCACTTCCGGAGGTTCGGCTGAACGGGCCACCTCTAGATTGATGGGCTCTTTCACCAAACTCCTCGGGCCGCTTACTGCGGCCGTCGCCGTTATTGGAACGTTCAACAAGCTCATTTCCGTGCAGCGGGAATTTGGCGTTCTGAACGCTGGTCTTATCACGGCCACGGGGTCGACTGAGAAGGCGGCAGTCGCCTTCGAAGCGCTGAACGACTTCGCTACACAGACACCCTACGGGCTGCAGCAAGCGGTTGAAGGTTTCACTAAGCTGGTGAACCTGGGCCTTGAGCCGTCTGAGCGGGCGATGGTGTCCTATGGCAACACCGCCTCTGCGATGGGCAAGGACCTCAACCAGATGATCGAAGCAGTGGCCGATGCTGCCACTGGTGAATTCGAGCGGTTGAAAGAATTCGGTATCAAGGCTAAGCAGGAGGGGGATAAAGTCTCCCTAACCTTCCGCGGCACAACGACCACGATTGGCAATAACGCCAAGGAGATTGAGGGATACCTCATGGCCCTGGGCGAAAACGAGTTCGCCAGTGCTATGGCAACCCGGATGGACTCGCTCGATGGTGCCATCGCCGGCCTGGGTGACTCCTGGGACGGCTTGTGGCGTACTATCTCGCAACAGGGCATTGGCGATGCGATCACTGATGCTGTCAACGTGGCTTCGGAGGCACTGGAAGGTCTTACTGACATGATCGCCTCTGGTGAGATGCAGGGATACCTCAAAGCCATTATGATCGCTTTCCGTGACTGGGGCACTGACATAGAGATGACTGTCAGCCTCATCACTGAATGGCTCAAGGATACCTTTGGCGAGTGGGGCGATGAAGGCCTGGCTGTCGTCGAGTTCCTCATTGACGCCTTCAAGCAGTTCCCCCAGAACGTCCGGGCGATGATCCAGATTCTGGTTGTGGAGTTCCTGTCTGGCTTCAATGCCATTCGGGCGTACGCTCAGGCATTCGTTGATGGAGTCAAGGCCATCTTCACGGATGACACCTTCGCGGACGCCGGCTCTCGCCTGCAGTCTTCGCTTGATGGCATCGCCGCTTCTCGGGCAGATTCAATCGCCCAGATCATGGGCGAGCGTCAGGCTACCATTAACGCGGTTGAAGATCAGATCACTGCCACCAAGAAGCTCCGCAAGGAGTATGACGATGCGGCGGCCGCTCGTCGCGCGGCTGGCGGAGACCGCCTTATCCAGTTCGGGGTAGGGGCAGACCCGACTGCGGCAGATAAAGTGGACAAAGCTGCAGCCAAGGCAGCAGAAGCAGCAGCCAAGCGGCGTGCCCAAGAGCTGGCTAAGCTGGGCGAGTCTCGCAACTCGGAAGTAGAAGGGCTTCGCCGGTCCCTGCTGACCCAGGAGGAGGCCATCGCCGAATCCTACCAGCGGCGCATTGACATCATCCGGAACAATACCGAAGTGGGTTCCGAGATTCAGCAGCGCATGACAGATAAGGTCACGCAGGCTCGGGATAAGGAGCTGGCCGACCTCGCTCGCCAACGGCAGGCAAGTGTAGACGCTCTCTATAACGGACTGCTGAATGAAGAGGAGGCTCTGCAGCGGTCCTACGATCGCAAGAAAGAACTGATTCTCGCGAACGAGGAAATAACTGAGCTGGAGCGCCAGGACCTGTTGCGTCGGCTCAAGCAACAGTTTGATGCCGAGACGGATGCTCTGGAAAACCAGCGCCTTCAGACACAGCTCCAGACGGGTGAGCAGCTGTTCAACGGTCTAGCGGGTCTTGCAAAAGCCTACGCTGGCGAGCAGTCTTCCGCTTATAGGGCATTATTTGCGGTGAGCAAAGCTTTCTCGGTAGCGCAAGCCGCTATGTCGATCGCGACCGGTATCGCCAAGGCCCAAGAACTGGGCTTCCCCGCCAACCTGGCGGAGATGGCGCGGGTGGCAGCGACTGGCGTAGGGATACTTGCCCAGATCAATGGCGCCCAATTCTCTGGAGCCTATGACCAGGGCGGGCAGATTCCAGCGGGCAAGATTGGCATTGTTGGTGAGTATGGGCCTGAACTGGTTCGCGGGCCGGCGTCGGTGCGTGGGCGGGAGTTGACTTCCAGGGCTTACCCTGAAGGTGCTCCAACTGCGCAACAAGCCGCCCCGGTACTCAACCTGAAGCAGGTGAATGCTTTCGACACCGGAGTCATTGGAGACTACCTGTCGACAGCCGCTGGCGAGGAGCTTTTGATGAACGTTGTGCACCGCAATCGCACGACCATTAGGAATATGGCAATAGGAGGTTAACCTGTGGAATTGTGGCCCTTTATCCCGCAGCGGGGCATTACTGAGAGCCTCGAGTGGCTGACGGACGTCATCCGCTGCAAGGCGGGAGAGGATCGCATTGCTCTCAGGCACCTGCCTCGCCAGTCCTATCAAGTCTCGTGCTACCTTGACCCGGAGCAATACGGCCGGGCCAAGGTCTTCTCCCGCACACAGGCTCAGGACTTTCTTTTCCCGATGTGGCAGCATTATGAGAACGTCGGGAATGTGGTGGCAGGCCAAGATGCCATTGCCGGTATTTTTGACGCTCGCTTCTTCGGAGTCGGCCAAGCGGTTGTAGTGTGGGAGTCTGATAGGGCTTACCACACCACAACCGTGGCCGTTTGGGACGCCGCGGGTATCACTTTGAAGGAGGGCCCTGCTTCGACCCTTCAAGATGCCTGCGTGCTGCCTCTGCAGGCCGTTCGGTGGTCCCAGAGCCCTGACTATACACTCAGCACACAGGCAGTTGTCAACGCCCAGCTGGTGCTTAAAGCGGTTGGAGCTCTTGAACTGCGGCCCAATTATACTTACCCACAATATAGGGGCAAAGATGTTCTACTGGATGACAACATACTGGTCTCCGATCTTACCGAGAATCATTTTCGCGAACTGGACGAGGTAGACAACCAGACAGGCATTATCGTGGGTTCTCCCCTGTATTCCGAGGCCCAGACCAATAGCGTCATGTCCTGGTCTCCTCTTGATAGGGTAGAGCGCTTGCGCATGCTCGAATGGGTGCATTCCCGTCGAGGAAAGCGCCGCGCATTCTGGTACCGGTCCCACAATAGGGATTTTGAGCCAACTAGCGGTATTGCTCCCAATCCCGACGACCCGGGCTTTCACCTGCTGATGGTCAACTCGCCTATAGCGGGAATGTCCGCCAATGTGCCCTTTGACATTGTAGTGGAGAGGAATACCGGGGAGCTCCTGTTCTACCGAGTTCTGGCAGCTTCTATCGTCGCGAATAGCCAGACCGCTCTGCGCCTGTCGCCTGTTTCTGGAGCAGCCTGGACGCTGCCTGAACTCCGCCGTGTCAGCATCATGACATGTGTACGGTTCGATTCCGATCGTGTCGAGATTAGCTATACAGACGGAGGCGGTGCTACTGTCTCCATGCCAATTATTGAGGTGCCTGGATCATGAGTGCTCTTACCGCTTTCTACCGTTTTGCCGAGGGGGGGCCTGTGGACCCCTTTTCTCGCAATAACAACCTATTTTTTGTTATCGACGTCTCTAGCTCCATGAATGAGCTGGTAGTCGGTACTCGTACCCGGCTGGACCTGGTAAAAACCCAGATGCGGGCAGTGCTGGACCGCTTGGACGAGATTCGCCAGCAGCGAGAGATTGCCATGCACATCGGCATTCACGCCTTCAGCTCTTCTCGCAACTTGCTGGAAACACGCTGGAACGTCAACACGGACGACATTGCCGCCTTGAAGGCTTTTGTATCCGGGCTGACTGCCAATGGCGGCACTCCTTACGACCGTTTCATGAGGCAAATTGTCGATCACTTCACCACACGCACTCCAGGCTTCCGGCGAGCCGCCTTCATGATAACGGATGGGGAGCCAGAACCCCAAAGCTCGGCTACTTCGGCTGCACGTATTGGCGGAGACATGATCCGCCGGCAAGGAGCCTTCTCCAAGGCCAATGACAATGACGTGAATCTTCACGCGGTGGCCGTGGCTATCCTCGAGACACCGTATCTCGATATGCTAGACAATACTCCAAGGGATGGCGTGCAAGCCATAACACTTGGCTCGGGTGACGACCTTTATAATGCCCTGCTTACTGAAGACTATGAGGAGCGGCTGGTGTGGACATACACCAATGCCCCTTACCCAATAGAATTCAATAATGAGGTGTACCTACCTGCGGCGGTATCCCATAGTGAGGTCGAGTCCAAGCAAGATGTTGCCCGGGCTGATCTTGACGTGACCTTTGATATTCAGAATGAAGCAGCCAGCCGGTGGCTCAAAGACTCGATTGAGACCATGGTGGGACTTACTATCTGGGAGCAGGACGACTCTGACGATGGTGGAGATACCCACGTTATATGGAAAGGCCGCCTAGCTGGCACAAAGCCCAAGGGGGCCGAGATAGTGCTATCCTTTGACTCGGTATTCACCTCGCTGCAGCGTCCTGGACTAGGCGCACGGTATCAGCGTATGTGCCGGCATTTTCTATATGGACGCCGGTGTAAAGTGCCTAAAGCGAACTTTGCAGTACGAGCTGTGCCGACCGGTGTCAATGGAGTATCAGTCACGGTACCCGAAGCAGCCAACTACCCTCCAGGATATTTTGCCATGGGGCTTATTGAACTGCCTGATGGGACGTCCAGGCTTATCGCCAGCCATTCAGGGTCCACTATCGTTATGATGCGCGGGTCAGTCTCTCTCAATAAGCTTTTCAATGAGCAGGGCTATGGCCAGTCATACGGGATGGTTTATGGAGGGCTGGCAGTGACTCTGTACCCTGGATGCCCTCGCGATCGGCAGACTTGCAATGATCGGTTTAATAATTTGCCCAATTATGGTGGCTTTGATTGGATTCCATCAAGGAACCCTTTTAATGGCTCCTCGATTGTATAGGAGATAAACATGGCATGGATTTTTGCGGCGGTATTCGTGGCCGCCCTTGTCATCGGGTTCACGATGGCAACACCAAAAGCCCAGTCTGCGCCGCCTGCTGGACTGGGCGACTTCTCTTTGCCCACCGCAGAAGACGGGCGGGAGATTCCTGTGCTTTTTGGCACAAAGGATATTACCGGCCCCAATGTAGTCTGGTATGGGGACTTTCGAGCCGTCGCAGTCAAGAAGAAAGGCGGTAAGAAATGAAGATCAGAATGGAACATATTCGGCAGGCCAAGATGTGCTCTCGCGGTACTCGCGACTTTTTCAAGAAGCATGGCTTGGACTGGGATACCTTCTTGAAAGAGGGTATTGATGAAGAAGAGTTACTCGGCACTGGTGACGAGATGGCTCGGCAAGTGGTGGAGGTAGCCAATGGGCGGACGTAGCAAGAAGGTCACGGTAGGATATAAATACTACATTGGCATCCACATGATTCTCTGCCATGGGCCTGTCGATAAGATTGTCCGCATCAGGGTAGATGAGAAAGACGCCTGGCTCGGCTCCCGCCGAGCTGGGCGAATCCATATAAACCGTGCAGATTTATTTGGCGGAGAGTCTCGTGAAGGAGGCATCCAAGGAGACTTAGACTTTGAGCCGGGAGAACCGACTCAGGGCGTGAATGACTACCTACAATCCAGGCTAGGTGGGCTCGTACCCGCTTTCCGTGGAGTAGTTGGGGTAGTACTCCGTCAGATGTATATTGGCATGAGCCAGTACTTGAAGAAGTGGGACTTTCGGGTCTCACGGGTTCTTGTTCGCCAAGACGGTATTCCCCAATGGTATTCTCAGATGGCTGTCATCCCGACAGCCACAGCTTTTGCTATCCGCCAGCGTATTCTATTCTCCTTAGATGATTCAGGCTCTATGGATACCGTGGCGGGAGGCGGTCGCTCACGCATGGACGTCATGAAAGACAACATGCTACAGGTACTAGATGAGCTTGCCTTCTTAGCCCAAGACTCTCCCGCTCCAGTAGACATTGCCATACATACCATAAACGGGCGTCCGATGTCCCGGACAACTGTTGACCAAGCAGGCATTAACAGCTTGAAAACCTTTGTCGCCGGGCTATCGACTTCGCCGGGAGGGACTAACTTTACTTCATCTTTCACCTACGCTAAAACTTGGTTTTCTCCCCATAGTGGAGAACGGCATAATGTCATGTGCCTCGTGACAGATGGAGAGCCTGGACCTGTCAGCAGTTTTCCAGACACACTGGCCGAAGCCGCTCCTCTGCTCAACAGGCAGGGAGACTGGTCGGGTAATAATGAGGTGGAAGTCTACGGGGTAAATATCGACCTGGATGACGTAGGCTATACTAAGCAGATGATAAATACTCCGGACGTCGGAGTGCCTGTAGTAGATGGCTCCGATCCATCGGCTCTCTACAACGCCATCTTTTTTGCCTTCATGGGAGAATCTTCTGCCATGAACGTAGTCCACGCCATACGGGAAACCTTGACAGACCCGGACTGGGGCATGGGCTACATGGATAGCGACCTTGATGACGCAAGCTTCCGGGCCGCCGCAAGACAGCTGCGGGCAGAGCGTCTTGGCATCTGCATGATATGGGACCGGCAGAAGTCCATCGAGGACTTTACGATGGAGCTTCTGAAGCATGCCAACGCTGCCCTATTTGTGGACAGGCATACCGGGTTATTCAAGATCAAGCTTATACGGGATGACTATGATGTCAATTCTATATGGTCTCTTGATGAAGGCAATATACAGAAAGTGGAGAATTTCAAGCGCCCCACTTTCGGCGAGCTGACAACCTCTGTCACGGTCAATTATTGGAGTGTTACCACAGGCTCCCAAGCCTCTGTGACTGCTCAGGACCCAGCGCTTGCTGCTATGCAAGGGGCGCCAGTTGCTACAACCTTGCAGTTTGTCGGTCTGCCAGATGCAGGTATGGCGGGGCGTGTCGCCATGCTTAACCTTCGGGCTCTTTCAGGTCAGTATGCTACTTGCGACATCTATGCAGATCGCAAGGCTCGTGACCTGGAGATTGGAGACGTGTTCAAGGTCACCTGGCCGGAGTACAGCCTATATGATGCGGTAATGCGTGTTGTGGCAATGGCTTATGGTAATGGGAAAACTAACCGCATCAAGATCACTTGCATAGAGGATTCATTCTCTATGCCTTTGGTGTCGCCTGTTGCGCCAAGCGATCCAGTGTGGGAGAACCCTGCACAGCCGCCGAAACCGGCCACGCTTCAGCTGGCTTTTGAAGTACCGTATTTGGAGCTCGTACAACGGCAAAGCCAAGATGTGGTAGACCAGTTGCTGGCCAATAACCCGCAAGCTTCTTATGCGGGCGGTGCAGCGGTATCCCCTGGCGGGTCGGCTATAAATGCTCGGTTCTATGTCGACAGTGGAACCGGGTATGACGACAGCGGGCTTGTAGACTTCAGCCCCGGGGCCAAGATAGTCGAGACCTTAGACTGGCTTGATACTCAAGTCACTCTAACGGCGGGCATAGCCCTAGCTGAGGTTGTGGAGGGCACCTGGGCTCAAATAGGGGATGAGCTAGTGTCGGTGGAGTCCTTGAATATCTCTACCGGAGAGATGACGATAAAGCGCGGAGTGCTTGATACTGTGCCAGCTCAGCATGCTGCCGGGTCAGTCATCACTTTCTGGGATGAATTCGCCTCGGCTGAAGAGACTGAATACATTAGCGGGGAAACGGTCAATATAAAGATCACCCCAGTGTCTGGAAGCGGGGAAGTGGCACTGTCTGATGCGACAGCCTTGTCAGTGCCACTGGTGGGGCGGGCTGCTAGGCCTTACCCGCCGGCTCGCATACTGGTGAACGGGTTCTTTTTCCCCACAGGACTCCTGTCTTCTGTCGATCTATCTTGGGTGCACCGCAACAGGCTTCAGCAAACTGGCGGGGCCCTGATTGGGTTCGAGGATGGAGGCATATCCTCGCCGGAAGCTGGAACCACTTATGCCGTGGCCGTGAAGGACGTAGGAGGTAACTACATATTCTCTCAAGGTGGTGTTACAGGACAGAACTTCAGCATACCATTAGGAATATTGGCAGAGCTTTCAAGCGGAGGCCGTGGCACAGTTGAGGTATATTCAGAGCGCGACGGACTGGAGAGCTTTCAGCGGGTAACTATTCCAGTGGGTATAGCAGAGTCTGGCGGAGACAGCCTAGAGTTTATAATGGGCGACACGGCCGTGCCTCCTGCTGGTGATATGATTATTTTCGAGATATAGGAGTATTTAATGCAAAACAATTTCCTTCCAGGGGACATTATCTATACTCAGGGCTCTGGCAACGGGGTGCCAGGCGTACGTCAGCCCCTGCAGCCCGGATTGGGCAGCCCCGCTTTCACGCCGGGGAATACTAGACTGTCTGCACATTCCGATGACTGGGAAAACATAAAGCCTTCTCCGGACGGGCTGAAGATAGCCCTGACACTAAGTTCAACCGCTCTTCTGCGTACGCAAATATTGGATGTGCCTACGGGGACTCTGGAGGCCGTAGCAATTCCCACTCCCGGAGACCCGGTAACAGAAGCTCTGGCTTGGCGCCCCGACAGTACCGAGTTCACCGTCTGCCATGCGACGGCTCCTTTTGTTAGCCGCTATTCTAGGTCAGGGGCGAAGCTTACTGACGTAGCACCGTCTCCGGGAGTAGCTGTAAATTTGGCCACATATTCTCCTGATGGCCGGTATTTGGCGCTCAACTATGCCTCATCGGCAACGCGTACTGATAATGGCATTTTCGTATATAACCTGCTCACAGGAGCGACGAGAGTTGAATTGCTTCAGATACCTGTATCTGAGGGAACCGGTGGCGCTTTGTCAGTCACTTGTGCCACGGGTCTCTGCTTCTCTCCAGACGGGACTAAGCTGTGGGCCATATCATACTATAGTTCTTCCACTGCTAGGTATTTTGGGTATTTTGACACCTCCAACTGGCAATGGCATTCTCTGCCGTTCGCACGTTTAGGGCTGTCTAGTAGCGATTCTAGGCGCCTTATGGAAATAAGCTCCGATGGTAATACGATGTTTATAACCGGAGATACCTCGGGAACTAATCGTTTTAACTTTTTAGACATATCTAACCCCGAGGCCCCGAAGGTGCTCACAAAAGATACCTGGCCTTATGGGACATCCACTAATGGCACTGATAGGGTCGCATACTGGATGGGTTCTGACCTGTTGATCCTATATATTGCTACTACATCAGCTAGTGCGACATTTTATCCCCCAAACAAGGTCGGAGCCGGGCCCATTATGTTCCGCGTAAATCCAGACAAAACGGTCAGCATGATAGGTGTTCCATATAATCTGGGATTCTTCTTTAGCGGAACGACTATCGGCATAATGCCTGGAGGGGCCTTGCGCCGGTTCGCTGGTGTAGTGAAGGACAAGGACACTGGTGCCCCGCTCGAGCGTATGGTTAGGGCCATAAATCGTCGTACTGGCCGCACTATCGCGGAAGCAAAAAGCGGAGTATCAGGGGCCTTCGAGCTCCTGGTGACCAATACTGAGCCGGCTATCGTGTATTGTGTTGGCGAAGGCTCCGAGGTTGTACAACTTGAAGATGCAGTCATCCCTGCGTCCCCTTAATATAGGAGAATTGAAATGCCTGGAAAACTTGAGCCTCGCTCTAATCTGCTTTATGGGTGGGGCTATGGCGAAAACGGCTGGAATACTGGTATGGATCACAACCTGCTCTTGATCGGGCGGGTCGGATTCCACCCGGTTGTAAAGAGCCGCGCCGTAACTGACCCGACAACCCTGTCTCATGCCCCAGAAGCGGGAGACGGTTACCTAGTGGCCGAAGCTGCCCTTGATGCCTGGGAAGGCCGTGACAACAACCTGGCAATATGGTCTGGCGAGGCCTGGGAGTTCTACAAGCCCCGCACCGGCTATTCAGTATTGGTTGAAGATGAAGGTCTGCGGACAACATTCCTTGCAGGAGTCTGGACTGCTGGAGTAGCCGTCTAACGAGCAATGGCGTACTTCGCCTGCCAGTGCTGGCATTATTCAAGACATTATTATCAACGTCTTGGAGCTGTCGTGGCTAAACAACCCACCGAGGAGCATTTTTGCTGGGCAGTCCGGCGCCGCTTTATGTTTGTGGTGTCGGGCTTTTGCATGCTCGTCGTTGGGTATATCCTCATTCGGGATCTGGACACCGGGCCTGCAGACACTGCCATGACCATGGCTTTCTTGACTCTCATCGGCATCGTGGGCAGCTATGTATTTGGCGCTACGTGGGAAGATGTTGCCACCAAGAGGATCATGGGCTCTGCCGCAGTAGCTTCCCGGTATCCGGCACGCAATCAAGCCTCCAAGGCTCCTGCTAGCCCTATTGTGGAGGATATGCCATGACTTTCATTCTCGGGACTAAATCCCGTTCCAATCTCAAAGGTGTGCACCCGGACCTCGTCCGGGTTGTCGAGCACGCCATCGCCCTGACGACTGTCGACTTCCAGGTCTTTGAAGGCCTGCGTACCGAAGCCCGCCAACGCCAACTGGTGGCTCAGGGTGCCAGTCGCACCATGGACTCTCGCCACATTCCTAACCGCAACGGGGTCGGCCACGCTGTCGACCTGGTGCCACTTATCGACTTTGATGGCGACGGCAAAGCCGAGCTGCGGTGGGACTGGCCTCTCTGCTACAAGGTCGCCCAGGCCATGCAGGCTGCAAGCATTGCCGAGAAAGTGCCTGTGCGCTGGGGCGGTGTCTGGGACGTGCCCCTGGCGGAGATTGGAGACCCGGAAGACGCCGTGGCCGACTATGCTGCCCGTCGCCGCGCCAAGGGGCTGAAAGCCTTCCTAGACGGTCCCCATTTTGAACTGCCGTCTATGGTCTACCGCTAAGGAGCAGAAGCCATGATCGCCATTAACTGGACGAAGATCGGCATCTGGACGGCGGTCGTGGCGGCAAGCGCTACCGCCGTCTTCCTGGGCTACCGGCACTATAATGGCTTGGTCGAGGCCAAGGTTGAGCTCTCCACCCGTGTCTCTGCTCTTACGGCAGACGTTGCTCGGGAGAAGGCTCGAGCAGAAGCATTCGAAAAGACAATCGACACGTGGGATAAAGCAGCGGAAACCCAACGCGAAGCCCTAAACCAATTTACCCAGGCGCAGCGTGAGGCGAGCCATTACCAGAGGGAGCTCAAGGATGTCCTATCCAAGCATGACCTCGGCGCGCTCGCCAAGCGTAAGCCGGGGCTTATTGAAAACCGTGTCAATGCTGGCACTGATCGCGCTCTGCGGCTGCTCGAGTCTGCCTCAGAAGGAACCGGTGCCGGAACTGCCCAAGCAGCCCCCGCTGGCAGTGCTGCCGGAACCGGCTCCCGTTAAAATGGAGTCAGTGCAATGGCAGGTTGTCGAGGTGGAAGGCGAAGCCCTGTTTGCCTTGACCAGTCGCGGGTATGAGGCTCTGTCCAGAAACGTGGCAGACCTTACCCGCTGGATAAGCGAGGCGGCTTATCAGATCAGATTCTATCGTGAACAGCGCACTACGGAGGGGGCCAAGTGAGCGACCAACAACCACGTCCGCCTCTGCAGAACATTACTGCGGAGGAGGCCCGGACAGTCATACGTGAGACTGTGCGAGAAACGTTTCTCATGCTGGGCGTCAAGATTGATGACCCGATTGAAGTCCAGCGGGACTTCCAGCACCTTCGTGAGTGGCGGCAGGCCACGGAGTCGATAAAGAGTAAAGGGGCGCTCGCCGCCACGGGCGTCATAGTCTCAGGCCTCCTTGCCGCCGCATGGCTGGGTATCAAGGAGTTCGTGACCAAGTAAGCCGAAAGGCCCTCCGGGCGGTCCACGGCTGCTCTCCTTCGCCGTCCGGATACTTTAACGCCCTCCATAGTAGGCTATGGAGGGCGTCTTTTTAAGCTTCAGGTGAGCCGTAGGCAGCTCGGATCATGTAGCGCTGCTAAGCACCTGGGCCAAGGCCACCTTAATCAACCTAGCTCGCCTGAACAGCCCGGGATTGAGCGAACAGGCCGCGCTCGGAAGGCTTTTTAGCTTTGGTGCAGGCCAAGCCGCCCTCTTCTGCCTCTTGCCCATCAATCTGAGCCGTGACACAAGCAAGGCGGTGGCCGACCTCGCCCAGTGACAACCACAAAGCACGAGCGGCAGAGCCTCCTACATACAAGGCAGAAACTACTACAAGGCAAAGCATGATCGTCGACGGGCGCATGGTTTACTCCTTATTTGGCCCAGACCAGCTCATACCGGCCGGGCAGGTTGTCGCAGGAGTACTTTCCTGCAGGATCTTCCACCTTGACGCATTCCTGGGTGGACCAGCTCTTGTAGACGAGAGGCATATCGGCCCACACCGTAATACCCCAAGCAAACAAGAGAGCGATGGCGGCCACCGCTACCGCGGATAGAATCGCCTTCATTAGTGGACTCCTTTGGAAGTGGCGTGGATGAAGACCGGCGGCTCTTTGGCCTTCTCGCCGGGCTCCTCGTTGCTCAGCTCAATGACCACCACGTCCGGGTGGTCCTTGAGGGCGTACATGATGACACCTTTATCGCGGGTAGACTCCTCCGTCAGGACAGTCATGTCGACTTCAATCCTGCCTCCTTCCACTTGAAGCAAGTGAGCGCCAATCACCTGCAAAAGGTGCTTAAGATGTTTGGCGTGGGAGCATTTCCCGCCACGAGTCAAGGCGGCAATAACTTGCATAAAGGCTTCGTCAGAAAGGCCCTCTGGCAGGTCGTCGTCTCGTTGGTTGTCGTTGCTCATGGTGTTCTCCTATTTACCAAGTAATATCAATGCTGGTGCTGCCGGCGACGCGAACAGTCGCCTTGCAGGGGACTTCGGTGTCGAGCACCTTGGTGATAGCAGGAGCGTCCTGCCGAGGCACATAGCCCAGCTTCTGCCCTTCCGCAGTATGCACCGCCACCGCGTTCTTGTCATGCGGGTTGTTGGTCTCCCGAATGAGCCACAGCTCCTCGCCCTTCTTGAGCTTTGCCGTCGCTTTGACGGCGCCATCATGATAGCGCCCGCCCACTACAATTGTCATCATCTTTGCCATATTGCTCTCCTTGGGCTTTTCTGCCCGCTTTCTTCGTGCATAATCATTTGCCGCTTCACGAGCTCCTACACAAGTAAAGCATTCTTGCGTATGGAGCCCGTGAGGGCACCTGTGTCTGATCGGTACCCCGCGCCGCATTACTCGGCAGCCTTCTTGGCAACTGCCCGCCGGCGGTTGGGCACTCGCTCGTCTCTTTCACGCATGTGGACAGCATACCAGCGGAGGCAAGCTACCGACGTCTTGCTCTCGGGGAACTGCTCATGAATCTTGTTGAGAATGACGTCGTACGGGTGGCCGTACGGGCGCCCATCCTCATCGTGAGTAATGACTTCCAACAGCAAGGCTTCTGCCACAACTCGAATGACCGGGCCCTTCTCTTTATTTTCAGCCTTCTCGGCCCGCTTTGCTGCCGGCTTGTCAGCCTTCGGCTTGGCGGTGGCTTTGCCTGCGCTACCCAACTGAGCGAGCATGGAAGAGAGGCCATTGGCCGGCTTGTCAGCCTTCGGCTTGGCGGTGGCTTTGCCTGCGCTACCCAACTGAGCGAGCGTGGAAGAGAGGCCATTGGCCGGCGTGGTCTCTTCTTTGGTATCTGCTGGCATGAGGTCTACCGTCTTGGTAACCTTTACTTGGCCATCGGCTTCAAAGCGCTCGCTGAGGTCGATGCCTTTTTCAGCGGCGATCTTCTCAATGCGGGCGACCGCTTTGGAACGTTGGGAAAAGGTCTTCATGGCTGCAGGCTTATCGCTGATCGAGTTGTGGATAGCAACAAGGGTCATCATGTTAAGGGCTTCAAGGTTCAAGGTCATGGTATTCTCCAAAATCAAGGTTAAGGCAGTTGTGCCGTAGGTTTCATTATAGACGGGTTGGTGGGGAGATGTAGTGCCCAAACAACCCATCATTCTCACGCAATGCGTTGGTTCAAGGGGTTAAGCGGTGGGCAGTACGATCGAAGCCATTTTGGCTGCGCCCTTGGCGGAAGCCGCGAAGCCGTTATGCTCAAGGTCCAGTGCCAAGCTCACCTCACCCGAAGCTCTGTATTTGCCAGCATCGGCGATCAAGGAGTTGAGCTCTCGGCGCGCCAGCACTTCATTGCAGCCGCCCTTCACTTTACGCTGGATCATCTTTTCGATGGCTTGGTCTTTGTTCATATCGTGTTCCTTTCGTGTTGCTCGTTGGTATGATTAGATATTAACACAACAATCCCTTGTTGGGAGCCCCCTGATGGCAAATAAATTAAATATTTTTTTCGAGGCAAAGAAAAAGCCCCTTTCGGGGCTCTCGGATTGATGGGAATGTGTTATATGCCGGAAGTAGGGGCCGTGTCACCTATTCGTACCGCTGCCCGCTCAAGCATCTCCAGTGGAGTATGGTCAGGTGGTAAGGCGGCCAGTTCAGCCAGTCGTGCCTCTGTTACGCCCTCCTTGATCTGCCCGGTATAGACACCGCTCACCAGATAGCGCTTGGTCTCACGGCCCCTACCTACTCTTATATAGAGCCAGATGTTGCCGCCGGACCGCCACCGCTTACGGTGCCATATAACCTGGGACTGCCGCACCTCAAAGTTGAGGAGGCCGCCACGTGCGGGCCGGTCGCAGCCCTTGAGCTCCAGCTCGAAGTAGCGGCCATTCCAGCAGCCATCTACGTCTGGATCGCCCTCACTCACCAGGTTCTCCACCCGCCGCATGTGAAGGCCCTTGACAGGCTTCAGCCCATCACGGAGCCATTCCCATAGGCGAACCTCACGAGCCACGATTCACCCCATGGACCCGCACATGCACGCCGGTATCAATCCAGAAGTCGGTTTTGGTCTGCTTCTGCAGGAACTTTTCCAGAGGCCGCCAAGGGATGCCTTCTTTCAGCTTGGCCGGTACACGAGACTGATAGACCAAGCCGACCAGGCCGGCCTGCAGCGCTGCTCGGGCGACCTCCATGCCTCCGATAAGCCAGGCGCCGGGATACAGCTCCGCCGCCCGCTCGAGAGACATGCCGAGCTCAGGATTGCGGCTGATCGGCACCAGTTCACGCCCTTCGAGCTTGGGCATCTGCTCGAAGGTCCGACGTCCTACCAGCAGCGGGTGAGGTGAAGACATGGTGAGGGCTTTGAACAGGGCCTTATCCTCGTAGCCCGTCCAGTTCATATTGTCCTCGGGCCCGCGTGCCGCAAAGCCGTCAAAGGAGACAGCCATGAGTAGGTTGAGTTTCTTCATGCTAAAGGTAACTCCAGTTGATCGAGGTCTACGACGTCGACAAAGGTGACTTCTACCGAGAAGCGGCGGAAGTTGTTGAGAGAGGTCTGCCAAGACGAGCCCCACCGCGCGTGGCCGAGGTCGGGCCCCGGAGATACCACACGGCGGACTCCTGCATTGATGATCTTTTCGGCACAATGATGGCAAGGGAACCTGGTGACGTACATGGTGCAGCTTGCTGGATTGAAAGGAGTTTGCTGCAGGCAGTTCTCCTCGGCATGCACCATATTGGCCAGCTTGAACTGCTTGTCTGCCAGCAAAGAGGGCAAGTCATCGACTTCAGGTGGGAACCCATTATAGCCGATGGACAGTTGCCGCTTGTCTTGGGATACCAGGACGGCCCCGACCTGCCGGTCCAGGTCCTTGGACAGGGCGGCGACTTTATCTGCAAAGTCCAGGAAGAAAGCGTCCCATTCAGCTTGGGACCGGCGTATCGGGGCTTCAGTCATTGCTTACTCCACAATAAAAGGCTTGGGGTTGAAGGCAGGCCATTCAACTGTCTTGGCTTCGGCGGCAACACGCTCCACATAGTCATCAGGGGCGCGGATGATCTGCCGCAGGTTGAAGCCGGGCAGCTGGAGCTTTGGCACAACGGGCTCCTGGCGAAGGCTCTCTGCAGCCATCTCCCAATGATCCTCATAGAGGTGAGGATGAGCCAGGGTGATGTGCATCACGCCACGCTTCACCCGCAGAGAGGCCGCGATAGCGTCCATCAGCAAAGCATGGCCCATGACATCATAGGGCAGACCGACGAAGACGTCTGAGGACCGGATGAACAAGCTGGAATGCAGCTCGCCATTGGTGACTGACAGGGTATAGGCCATGGGGCATGGCACGTTCTTCTGCCCCTCGGCTCCGCAGCCGTCTTCTGCTGGGTCCCAGGCCACGACGACACAACGGCGATCAGACGGATCAGCTGACAGCGCGTTTACTGCGTCAATCAGCTGGTCCCGGCCGAAGTGGGTGCGCCAGCGATAGCCGTAGGCCGCCTTGATACCCTCGACAACCCGGTCTTCCCGGCATTTGCCACCCTTGATGTCCACAAGCTCCACGAACTTATCCCACAAAGGAGCATACTTGCGGATGAATGTGGCATCCTGGGTGCCCATAAGGAACCATGCGACTTCGGCAGCAGCGCTCTTGGGGAAGAGCTTGCGGAAGCCTGCCGTGGGAAGTAGGCCATCTGCCAAGTCGAGGCGGAAGGACGTGCCCCCGCGCCCAACCTTCACACGGTGGCCGGTCCTGACGTTCTTCTCTTCCACGCCAGAGGTGATAATCCATGACATCAAGGCGCCATAAATGTCATAGAAGGGTAAGCTGATTCTGCTCATTTTGCAATAGCTCCGTAGGTGGGTTGATCGGCTGAACCATCAGCAATGGCTTCAGCATAGAAGGAAATATAGTTGATAAGGTCTTCTAGGGTATCACTGATGCCCTCGAAATTCGGCTTGCCACCCTTGGCGATAACGGCCAGCAGTGAATGGATGCGGAGCATCTTCACATGGAGCATCTGTGCATAAGACAGGTGCCCAAAGGGGAAGTAGTCGTGCAGTGTCGGACCTGAGTTGTAGTCATTGCCTTTCTTGGCACGTAGAGCAACGGCCTTCTTAAGGATGGGGGACATGGCTTCAAACTGAGCCGCACGTTCCACCGCGCTCTTGTCGAAGGTCAGTAGAGCCGAATGGTCAGGAGCCTTCCAGCCTTTGGGCTTCACGGCGTCATAGCCCAGAGAGTTGGCGCGCTTGGACAGTTCACCCCGCTCTTTGTCCATGTTGGCCCGCTGTACTTCATCAAACACCAAGCCGGCCGGCACGCCCATTTCAACAAGACGGCCGATGGCGAAGTAGATAAGGTCAATCAATGCGTCACTGGCCTCGAGGATGTCCTTGTCAACTAGGGCCTCGGAGAACTCAGTCAATTCTTCTTGCAGGGCGCCGATGGCGAACTTGCCACGCTGCGTGGACAACAGCTTGGGCGTTTCCGGGATGGGCAGGTCGATCACCTCACGATTGAACTTATCGGCGCCGGCCAAGAGGCGGGCGACAAAGGCAGCGACAAAGGCGTTATTGATATGGGAGGAAGTCATTCAGTGCTCTCCTATTGAGCGGGTTATTTAAGGTTCTATTATGAGGCTCAAGCTTCTCTGCTCGAGCCATCTTCTATCACTTGATGGGCATCTGGGTTAAACCCGGCCGCCCGCAGTACTCGTCGGACCGCGCATTGGCAGTTCTTGCTTGCCCGCCAATCCGACGGCGTTAAGGCGCAAGAATAGGAGTAGGCTTTGCCGCCTATCTCCCATCTTACTTTGTTGTGCTTTTTGCCCCTCTGCACAGTGAAGGGAATGCCGGCTTGAGCTAAGACATTCCCCGCTACTTGGGCCTCTGTTAATCGGACCATTCGGTCACTCCGAGGCAGGAGCAGCCTTCTTGGTCCTCGGCTGCTTGGCACAGAACATCTCATGCCCATCGGGTATCAGCAGCCTCGCCTGAGTCGAGTCCTCGGACAGCTCGTAGCCTAGCCCATTCTCTTTATTGATGGTGAAGAGGTGGGACAGTACGGCGGAGCGGTCGATGTCGAGGGCTTCTTGCCCCTGAGCTATTGGGGCCCAGTCTAGGAAGATGCGGGCAATTTGAGCGCGCTTACCGGGCTCGGGAATGGGCTTCAGCCTTTCCTCCACAATGGGCTTTCCACTGGTACGCTTCTTGGGAGGCTCTTTTGGAGAGCCGTCAGAATTGACGGGCGCAGGCTTTTCGGCTTTGACAGGAGCAACCCAATCAAACAGATCGAAGCCCTCGGGCACGATGAGGCGGGCGCAATCGCGGACTAGCTCATACCCCACGCCGTGGTCTTTGTTGAGAGTGAATAGGTGGGACAGAACGCCCGAGCGGGTGAGGCCCAGCTTGGCCATCGCCTCGTGCAGGGACTGAGGCTCTTCCACCATAAAGAAGCGGGCCACTGCTGCGCGCTTGCTGTCAGGATTGCAGGGCTTGAGACTGTCTTCGGCCACGGGCTTGCCGCCGCGGGTTTTGTCCTCTTCTCCATGGCGCTCGCTTGGAGGTGGTGGTAGGAACTGCGGCTGGCCGAGCTCGAAGAGAATCATAGCTGCCACACCAAAGTCTCGCTGGAAGCCAAGTCTGACGCATTGCTCCCATGCTTCATTGATGAAGTGGGCGAGGCGCTCAGGGGCCACGTCCACATACTTGGCGGACTTCAGCTCGTCGCAGGTGTTGCTGACCTGCCAAGCTTCCAACGAGAACGGGCTCAACAGGGTCGATCGCTTGGGACCGGGGATAATGGCAACGTGGCCCCAACCCGCGGTAGGCGGGTCTTTTACTTCGAATCGGGTACGCTGGCTGCTTGGCATTTCGCCGCGCACAAAATAGACTTGGGCAAATTGTACGGTCATGATGCTGGACTCCATAAAGAGAAAGGGGACGAGTTTCGCAACTCGTCCCCTTATATTACCAGGTACTAGGCTTGGAGGGAACCCCTCATTTGCCGTTACTGGTCCAGCGCCGACTTAATTCAGGAAGTCCTGGCCCTTGCCAGCAGCGGGCTTGTCGGCAGGTGCGGCCTTGGCCTTCGCCAACTCGGCATCAGCCTTGGCCTTGTCGGCGGCAGCCTTCTTTTCAGCCTTGGCGGCTTCGGCGGCAGCCTTCTTTTCAGCCTTGGCGGCTTCGGCGGCAGCTTTCTTTTCAGCCTTTTCAGCTTCAGCCTTCGCCTTCTTTTCGGCCTTTTCAGCTTCAGCCTTCGCCTTCTTTTCGGCCTTGGCTTGTTCCTTGGCGGCCTTTTCTTCGGCCTTGCTGTCCGCCTTCAGCTCACGGGCGGTCGGCACGTCTTCACCGTCACTGCGCAGCTTGTTGCGGTACCAGTTGATACTGGCCATGGAGGTCTTGGAGTCCGGGAACTGCTCCTTGACAGCAGCCAGCACCTCCTCGTTGGTCTTGCCGCCGCGGATCAGCTCCTTGGCGACGTCGCCCACACCAGGGGCCTTGGGAGCGGCGGGCTTTTGGTTTTCGCCCGCGTTCTCGGTGCCGGCGTTCTCGTTGGTGGTTGCTTCGGTCATGGTGCTCTCCTTCGTAGAGTCTTTGGGTTAGCGGTGACCCGCTGGGTAATCGACACGGCTTGTGTCGGTGAAAAGAATGTACCGTGGGCTCATGCCTTGGTTGTACCGTTGTTTATTCGAAAGGCTCGGCGCTATCACAGCTGAGACCGGAATAGCGCCAGCAGCCTATCACGGAGGCCGCGGCCGGTAAGTGAGTCGGATACCGAACGCTTGTCATTCAGATTTGACAGGATATACTCGTCGACTGTTCCGGGGGTGACAAAATCCTTAAGGGTGACAGTTCTGCCGCCAATCTGGGTTGCCCGCTCGTTGGCCTGGTCACGCTCGATCAAGTCGAATGTGTGGGAATACCACAGGATCAAGTCTGCCGCCGAAAGATCGAGGCCCTGGCCGCCTGCTTTGGGTTGCCCAACAAAGACATCCACTGACGGGTCCATATTGAACAGGTCAATGGCTTCTTGGCGCTTGGACTGAGAATGGATGGCTCCATGGTATTCCACACAGCGCTTGCCCGCAGCCGTGAGTGTCCGAACTACTCGCCGAATATCCTCCCGGTATTTGCACCATACAATGCACTTACGATCGGCAGACTGGACTTCTTCCAGCAGGCCTTGCAGCCTTGGATTTTCCTCATCAGTTACCAAGTCGCGGGCAAAGCCTTCTGAGTCGATAACCCAGCCGCTAAGAATCTGCTGCAGCTTGATGAGCCTTGCGCCGCCTTCCAGGGCCTCGACTTCACCACCATCTTCGAGCTCGATGATGAACTCCTTGACGAGCGTGCGATACGCCTCCATCAGGCGGTCTGGAAGGACCACGGTGTGCTCATCCATAAGCAGTGCAGGCATATCGTCAACGTCTTCCCGGAGGACCACCGAGGCCCATTTAGCGATCTGCTCTTGTAGGCCGTCCAGATTCCTGTAAGACTCAAGAGAAGGGTAAGACTTTCCTGCCTTTGTACGCTTCTCTACATAGACGGCATACTCAGCCTCAAAGTCCGCAAAGCGGGTATGGCCTAGCGCCCCATCGGCTAGGATGTTGAACTGGCTATAGGCGGCCAGCGGACTGTTGGATGTCGCAGTGCCAGTAAGGATGCGCCGCACCTTACAATAGTTCTTGAGGGCCTTAACCCGCTTGGTCCTGCGGCTGCCCGGCGAGCGGAAGTCATGGGACTCATCGACGACCAGCATCACATTGCGCTTCTTGAGGAACCGCTTGATGATGGCTGCTGGCTTATCGTGGATGATGGACTCGGAGTTCACCGCCAAGATGGCAAGGCCATCCCTGTAGCCCAGAGTGCGCTCAAGGCTTGCCGCATGGCTTGGTTTGTGGGCTTCGCTCGATTGCCAAGCATGGGCCTGGTATTTGATGGTCTCCCACATGTGGATAGGCATCTGCCGCCGAATCCAATTACAATGAACACCATTGGGAGCCAAGATCAAGAGGCCATCAATATCGCCTTTGGAGTGGCGGTAGCAGGCGACGTCCAGTGTTGCCTTAGTTTTTCCGGTTCTCATTTGCCAAAGAAGGGCGCGAGCGTCATCATCACGATAGCGCTCCCATTCTGTCTGCTGGTGCTTAAAGTTGGGAAGCCGTAAAGGATAATTCTCACTCATTTCTTGTACCTGCGTCCTGTCCAGCCTTCAGCCGCTACCGGGCAGCCTTCAGCCCATTCTTCGGTATGTGCCATCGCCATTTCGAAGTCCTTTATGTCACCTTCATCCTCATCACATTCGGCAAGGAGTTCATCATGCACCGAAAGAATGACGTCGTAGGTCCCCTGTTCATGGTTACGGAGCATGGCATCAGCCATCAAGTCCCGGGCAGTCGCTTGGGTGATGTTCTCCACCAGCATCCCGCCATAGGTATCCTGCCGGCGCCATTTCTTGGTATATGTGTCCACGCCCATATAGGTAAGAGCTTCGCGCTCTTCGCCCCATGGGGTTTTCTTCTTGATGATGAGGGGCTCGCAATACCCCAACAGGCGGCCGCTCGGCAGCTTGCAGTGTAGGAACCCATCAATAACCCGCCAGGACACTTTCCCGCATGCAACAGTCCGACCGGGAGCGCGGGTAGCCGCAATTGCCGCCTGTTCCTGGTCCCACCACATTTTCTTGATGCGCCAGAATTTCTCCCGGTACTTGGCAACAATCTGCTCGGCAAAGGCCTCATCAATGAAGATGCCCCACTTCTCCGCCAGTGTGCCGCGGAACTTTTTAGCTCCCATCTGGTAGCCCAGGCCGAGGACGGCCTGCTTACCCATCTGGCGCTCGTCTGCCTGCTTTACCTTGTCCGTAATAGGGCGACCATAAATATCAGTCGCCATCGCCATGTAGATGCACTCACCGCGGCGGAACACTCCAAGGGCGTCTTCATCGCCGGCCAGCCAGAGTACAACCCGGGCCTCAATAGCGGCATAGTCGGCCACCATCAGCTTCCGGCCCTTGCTCGGGATAATCATCCCACGTAAGGCGAAAGACAGGAATTCCATCACGTCGCCATAAAGCATCTCGATGAGCTGGACGTCTCTCATCTTAATGACTTCCCAGGCAAATTCCATATCCTTGATATTGCCGCGTGGGAAGTTGTGCGGCTGGACGCCCGAGCCGGACCATCTGCCGGTACCCGCTCCGTGGTAGAGCAAGCCACCATGCACCCGCCAGGCGTCCGGGCTGGCCCAGTTCTGCGCAGCTATGAACTTCGCTGTACTTGTCCTGCCGAGAGACCTGACGAGCTCCAGACCGCGCCGTACCTTGGGATTCAGATCTTGCCGGCGCAACCATTCGTCGATCGTGCCGCCTTGAGTGTCGGTCAACGGCAAGCCCATGTCGTTGAACCAATCAATCATGCGTACCCGTTGAGTCGCCTTTTCTACGCGGCCCTCGGTAAGCTCTACCAGCTCCTTATTGAGCTCGGCGTTAAGACCTTCGACAATATCCAGTGCAGCCTCAACGCCTTCACGGTCCAGCTGGAAGCCATGTTGGTTGATGGCCTGGTCCATGAGGTAGACCTCAGTCTCTTTGGGTGACAGGTCGCGCAGGCGCTCAGATACTGCCTCTTCTGCCAAGACGTCAACCCGGCAATAGGAGAAGAGGCGATCGAGCATTTCGGGCGACTCGTACCAATAGAGGCCGAGCTTGAAGGAACCCTCTTGCCATTCACCATCAAACCAGCGAGCGTCAATGACCGAGCCATCCGCTACTACCGTGACAGTGAAGTCCAGCGACTTGATTATCTCCTTGTCATCCCGATCTTTAGGATTCCAACCCTGATGGGCAATAAGCCAGTTCTTAGCCTCCAACTTTTTTGGCTTGCGAGGCTTGGCCATCTTCTTCATGTTCTTGGCCCCCTCGCTATCCTTCTTGACGGATAGACGCAGGGCCTGTGTGCAGCCGCCCAGCGAGCGAGGCAGAGAGTAGGCTGCAGCTTTTGCCGCCGAGCAGCGCCATTGTCGGTGGCCGACTTCGGGCCAACCATATTGGGGCATCATGATGTTGGTCCAGATGCCGCGCTCAAACCAAGTGTTGTGGGCCTCGACCAACTTGCCGGCGGCTATCCAGGCAAACAGTTCTTCAAGCTCTGGGCAGTCTGCTTCTGGTATGTCGAATTGAGGAAAGGCCGGGTGCCATAGGGCAGTCCGGCCGTGCTCCCAATAGGGAAGACGGAACGCCAAGCACATGGCTTGTGTCGTCGGGTCCAGTGAATATCGCCATGATCCACAATCCTTGATGGAGCAAGCCGATCGTGTCTCAAAGTCGATCGTTGCCTTGTCTGGGTTGGTGTGGGACCATTTCTTCTTGAAGGGCGGCTCAGTCACTGTCTGGGCAGGTGCTTCAACCATTCAGTATTCTCCAATAAAAGCTGGCGACCGAAGTCGCCTCAACTTCCCATATTATCGCTTGAGCTAAGCGAAGTCATCCACCGTCTCCCAGGTACGGAAGGCCACAACAGTGGCATGGCATTCGTCCTTGGATAGTTCACCCGTGTGGAAGGTCTTGCGCCCTGTCAAGCGGGCCATCATCGCATAGACCTGCTTACGGTTGAACCGGCCGGACCTCCATAGTGGATCAATAATGGCATGTACTGCCGAGCGAGCCGAGCGAGCCGAGCGAGCCGAGCGAGCCGAGCGCGTGGCCGCGTCCGCCATTGTGCCGAGCGGGTAAACGGAGAAAGGATGCAGGCCAACAGAGGCTCCGCAGCAATCACAATAATAGATGTAGGGCCAATCGCCATACTCTCTGCCGTTGTAGAGGATGTCATGGCTGCGCAGCTCAATGGTCTTCGAGCCGCAGCAATCGCAGGACGTTGGCGGGTCTCTCCATTCAGGAAAGCGCCGCTTGTAGTTGTAATGGGTTAAAGTCACCATGATGATTCATCTTCCTCAATAGTTTGCATATATAGGGCGATCAGTTGGTCGTCAGCTGGTGGCGGCCTCCCGTGGGCCAAGTAGCACGCAGCAGACTCCAGCTTGCCATGATTCAAGGTCGCCACTGCCCGGGCCTCATTCCGCAGGCGCCGCTTGGCTTCGTGGAAGGGCTTCATTGCCTTCAGGCGGTGGTCCTCGACCTCGCGAATCTTGCGCCCTATGATACGGATCACTTCACTGAACCGAATAGCCTTGACCTCGGGAAGAAGCCCGTCGGGCCAGCCATTTACCGGGTTCCCAGCGAAGTCGGCCACTGCCCAGATGTCTCGGACAGGCCAAGCTTCTCGCTCGCACAGGATGCAGGGCTCTTTGATATTGTGTGTCTCACAATGGCTCATCTGTTCATTACCTCCAAAGCAAAGGCCCGCATTGTCGCCATGAATGTCCACCATAGAATCTCATCCCTTGGTACCGATGGATGCACAAGCACCCATTTCGGTATCATGAGAGGATCCTTTGGGCGAGGCGTCCGAACTACCTCATAGAGATATTCAGTGTCGGAGCCCAGTTCATCGCCATACGTGTCCAAGTCAATATACATGGTTGGGATTTTACTGCTTACCGGCCGGAATGCCTTGCCATCCAATGGTCCTCCCAATATTACGTAGATTCGCTGCGACATTCTTCCACCTCCTCCAACTCGTAGGGGTAGAAGAACACGTCAGAGCTCGCCCCGTCACGGCGAACCCAGACAAGGTTGTCGGGGGCGTGATAGGCCACCCTGCCAAGCGCCCCACGGTTAAAGCCGGCATTTACGCGTACCCGTACCCGAGTATTGGGGGCAAAGACTTTCTTGTTAAGCGGATCAACCTGCACGGGTATCGCTTGGACGTCAAAGCGGGGGCCGGTGCGTATCAGGCGGAACGGTTGACACTCCGGTATGTGGCGGAGCGGAGACCTGAAGTCTCCGGTCAGCAAAAGCCATACCAGCCGCCTAAGAATTGAGGGAGGGCCGGTTAACATGTCACGCTCCTTGATGAGTGATGGCAAGAGCTTGTTCCTCCACGGGAACATGCAGATTGAACCCGGCTGCAGCCTCTTGGCCTGCGTGGAATGCGGCGGCGTTAAGGGGCTTCTTCCTCACCTCTTTGCCCGGGGTCAGTTCGCCGTACTTGCGGGCAATCCAGCTATTGACAGCTGCAGTCTCTTCGTCAGAAGGCACCAAGGCCTCAATCTTCTCACGGACGCCGCACAGCCAACCGATATGGAAAGCCTGCCGCTTGCCACTATTGCCCTTCAGTAGAGGCCATTTCATCAACACAGTATCCCACGACGCTTGCATGGCCCTCCACACCACTTTGTGGGAGTATTCGGCCATCAGCACTCTATCTCGCGGTCCAACGTAGCGGACATTAAGGCGGTTGGCGGAGCCGGGGTTCCGCTCAAAGATACATTGTACGCCAAAGGTATCTTGTATGATGGAGGCCAAGAAGTTCATGGTCCGGCAAGCGCCAAAGCCTTCGCGTGTTTTAACGAGTGCATCGGCGAGTTCCAGGCCTAGCAGGTCGGCCTCGGTGAGGTCCAATTCCCGCATAAGCTTCTGGGCATGCCGAAGCGCTGCAGCTGCCTCGTGCGGCTCCGGTGATGCCGAGAGGGCAAGGCACTTCTTCAGCTTTGAGATGAGCTTTTCGCGGCGGGTATCATCCATTGTAATTCTCCTTCAATCCCAACTTGTCAACAGCGAGCCACACCGACTCGCCTTTTGTCCGAGCCCAAGTGCCTTGGAGCTCTAGCCTATTATCTTCATCAAAGAGAGCCCAGCCGTCCCGAGCCTTGCAGAACTGAAAGCCTGCACCCTCTATGTATTTGTGCCATTCCATCGTCGTCATGGTTAGCCCGCGGTTTTCAACCACTTGCCATCGGGCTGCTTGTCGTACCGCTGGCCGCGTCCGGTGCCGAGCAGGTTCTTGCCCGGCCCGAGCATTTGGCAGGATGGGCACATACACGCCCAACCTCTGCCGGTATCTGCATCATAAAAGGTATTTGTGATGGGCGTTCCGCAGGTCTCGCAGTTCGCCGGCACTTTGCTGAGCCAGTATGTATTTTCCATTGTGTTGCTCCCAGTTGATGAGTATGATTGAATCATATCACAGGTTTTCCGCCCTGGGAGCCGGTGCGTGGAAAATAATAGATAAAAAGAAAGGGCCCTGAAGGGCCCTCTCATTTACTCACCAGCTAGCTGCTGGATTACTTCAGGAAGTCAGCGTCTCCGCCGTCATCGCCAAAGGCGTCTTCAGCTGCTTCGAAGTCGTCCTCAGCCGCCGTGCGGCCGCTGAAGGCTTCGCCATCGCCCAGCTTCTGGACGTTCTGCAGACCGAATGCCACGCCCTTGTTACCTGCCTTGTCATAGCCATAGGCCGTGACAGTAGCACGGGCATAAGCGCCGCTGTAGAAGCCATCCGGACCGACGTCCTTGGAGATGATGCGGTTGAGCTGCTGATCCACCAGACCGGGTTGCATTTTGGTGGTAGCCGCTGCGAAGATCACACCGTCGCCATAGCCTTCCATTTCCGACTTCTCGGCGCCATCGCGGAGAGGATTGCGCAGGCCGTGGAACCAGCCCTTGCCGTCCGGCTTGAGCTTGTCGCCGAACTTCTCTTTAGCTGCGGCCAGTGCTAGCTTCTTCATCGCTTCGAAGGCAGGCGTTTTCTGAGCAGCCGCGTCAAACAGCATGGTCAAGCCATACTTGGGTTCGCCCTGACTACCTGCCATGGGAGGCTGGGGCTCGAACACCCAGACGAAGCTGGCGCGGAATTTGGGGGTGGTGACTTTGCGGTCGTTGGATTTTGTCATGGAGATTCTCCTTAATAGGTGAGTTAGACGATATAGACGAGTTAGTCTTGGAGATTCTGCCGGGTGTCGCGCCTCTGGTCGTCAACCTGAGTAAAGTCTGACTCAACGCAGCACCGGACAGAAATTGAATGATGCCAGGGCTACACGCCCAGGCAAACCACTGAGCTGCTGCCCTTAGCCATCAATCTTGTCTGCCAGTTGTGCCAATATATCAGCATGACAAGGCTTAGGCTTGCACCAGCATCCCAGCACTTTCCCTTTCAGTTCTGGGAGTCGTGCCATCATGTCGGGGCGAGAGAGCACCATCTGCCGGTACTTCTCAATTACCTCTAAACGAGTGCCATCAGCCCCGACATAGAACGGGTTACCCCAAAACGAAGTCCTGTCAACCATGGCATCGTAATGGGCTCCCGTCCGCCGATTTATGACAGCGGTCGGCATCAACCATTGGCCTTGTCAGCACGAGCCAATGCGTCTGCCCCGGAATAAACACCCTCGGGGAAACGCTTGCCCAGCTTGGCCTGGTTGGCATCCAGGATTACCTGCCGGTTGACACCCAGGATGTCACGGACTTGCAGGGTAATGCCCTCGAAGCGGCCGAACAGCTCCACGAAGGTGGCCGATTCCGGTTGGTGGCCGTAGACCCAGCATTTCTTGGTGTGGTCCAGAATGTCGCCAGTAACGACAGACAGGTGATGGATCATGGTGCCCAGCGTGACTTTGGCTTCAGTCGCAGATTGGGCCATGCGAGCAAGCACAACCTCCTCTTCGCTGATGCCCAGCTTCTGACGGAAGGCTTCCGCGTAGAATTCCAGGTCACCCAGTTCCTCGATGGCGTTTTGCAGCCCATCAGCCTCGGCAAACTCGGCTGCTTCACCAGACAGACCGATGGCAGCATGCATCAGCTCTTCAACCTGGTTGGAGCCACGCTTGAACAGATTGGACACCATGACGGCGTAAGGCAGTGCTTTCAATACTTGGGACATTGTTCTCTCCTTCAAGAGATTGGTTGGTAAATCAGCCCTTGGTACAACCACCAGGGCAACTATCACATGCGCTGCCCGAGGACAGCTTGAGAGAGGCTTCCGCCTCCTCCTTTGGTGCCAGGTCGCCTGCCCAGAGGCAGAGCCACGTGATGTCGGTGAGTGCCTTGACGGTGTGTGTCGTATGGGCCGGGATCGTAATGAGGTTGTACCCCTCATAAACGCGGCTGATACCGGCCACGATCACTTCTGCTTTGCCTGCTACCAAAACGGAGGTATGGGCATGCTTGTGCACGTGGGAGTCCAGCTCATAGCCTGCCGGTGCATGGGTCTCCACCACAAAGACCTGCCCGTGCTTGTCATCGCCGCCGACAAAGCGGATGGAAGGCTTACGCATTGGCAGCTGCCTCCGTCACTTTGGGCCCGGGGTCACGCAGCTGGTCTTCATCGGTGTAATTGCCGGTCGACAGGTCGCGCAGGCCAATGCGGTAGTTCCAGGATGCTGCCACCTCGGCATTGCCCCGGATATTCTCCGCCTTATCCTTTTCGATGCGGCCGAGCTTGACCGCCAGGTCCAGGGTGCGGCCGAAAGCTTCCATCATCTTGGCTTCGGTCCGGGTTTCCCACTTATGAGTTGCCGTTGCAGGCAGATCGAAGTGGGGGCGACTCATGGCCATGATGTCGTGCTCGTAGGACTTGGCGCCGATGTGGACCACGAAGGGCGTCACGCCATCACGGGAGTTCCAGATGTGGATCACTTCGGCCGCTTCACCTTCAGGCACGCCACGCTGGACATATGCCATCAGGGCGAAGGCTTCACGGTGCTGGAACTGGTTGGAGACAGCCGCCGAGACCTGCCCCTGCAGCGTGCCATTAAAGGCCTTCAGCAGCCCGCGGAGACGGATAATCTCGCGTGCCAGATTCTTTTTGGACTGGGCCGCCAAATTCTTCACCTCCTGGCCGGAGTTGAAAGAGTCGTCTTGCATGGGAAGGGCCTCAAACCGAGGTTTCTGATTGGGATGCGGGTTCATCGCTTTTCTCCAGTTTACGCACGCGGTGGTTAAGGTTGAGGGTTTGGCCCAGAATCAAGCCGATAGGGCGGGTCAGCTCGCTCAAGCGCTGGGCCCTGGCGCCGTCAAGCGCCACGATGTCATAAAGATGGGCCGGCAGAGTGTTATAGGCCGTCTGATAGGGCGCCAAGCCATCGGCTTTGTGCATTTCAGAGAAGTGGCGGTAGAAGTCCGCAGCGCTCTGTAGGGCTACTGCCAGGCCAGCATACCCATCCACACCGTTATGCGCTTCCGGATCAGCGAAGGCAATACCCTCACCAATAATCATCAGCACTGCCAGCATATCGTTTTGGGAAGAACTGATGTTCTTGCCCAGGCGGGCTGTGCCAAAAGCTCCAGCTACGCCCAACTTGGAATGGCTGCGGCGGCCGCGTTCAATAAGGGCTTTCACCTCATTGGCATCAAGATCACGCATATCAATCTCCTATGTAAATAAAAAGGGGTGAAGTAAATGTACTTCATCCCCTGAATGCTGCATCCCGTTAATCGTCGCTTGAATCGTCTTCAACGGAGTCGAAGTCATCAGCTGCCGCCATCGCAGGAGCCACGGCGTCGCGTGGGTCATTGAGAGGTGCCAGGCTGATCTTGCCTTCAGGCTTATGTGAGAACTGAGCTACAAGGCCCTTGATATGGGCTGCAGGAGCCCTCACCTTCTCAGCCTTCAAGCGCATCATCAATTCAGCTGGGCGGACCTTCTCGACCTGTGCCGGCGACTTGGGCTTGGGCTCATTGAATAGCATGTCCCTGGGAATGCCTGCCTTCTCCAGCTCGACGAAGGGGTCAATGAACTGCGGAACGCCGTCGATGACAACCTGCTCGCCATCCTCGCCGATCAATGGCAGGTCCTTGCGGAATGCCCTGTTGGCCTTGCCACGCACCAGCTTGCCGAAGACTGCCTCACCGGTCTCGGTCTCAGACAGGCGTCGCATGGCCTCGGCTTTGGCGCTCTTGATAAAGATGTCCAACAGAGGAATAGCTTGCATGCGCAGCGCCAGGTCCTCGTCACTGGTTTCGGCATCAGAAGTTGCCACGCTATCCTCCTCCCCGAATTCACGGGCAAATTCGAGCGATGCAAGCCGGAAGGCCGACTCACGGAGCTCGGGGCATACGGCTGATGCAGGGCAGAAGGTGCACCAGTCGCCAGCCTTCAGCGGTTGATTGGGCTTCTCGACTTCAATAGCTGCCCAACGCAGACGCTCCTCGAATTGCTTGAGGTAGGCCTTGTTGGTTGACCAGCGCCGGACACTGCCGTCGGAGTGGCGATGGCGAGGCTGGACAATGATGAGGTCAAGGGTTTCGAATGCCCAGCCGACGTCACAAGCAGCACCAAGGGCATAGTAGAGCTCTTGCTCGTTGCCATTCTCGACTGTCATCGTCTCGCCAGACTTGGGGCAGACCTCCTCGTCAATATGGTAGACGTCGACACCGAGCCCCTGGCCGTGCTTGTAGTCAATCACCGTCAGATGGTCGAAAGGCAGGAAGACCGAGCAGTCATTGGTGCCGAACATGGGCCCCATGGAGGCCGTGCCATCGGGGTTGCGAATGACTGCAGGCTCGCGGCTCTCATCGAGCCACAAGCCATTGGGAGAACGCAGCTTGCCATCGGTGTCGATGGTCGCTTGATCCCAGTCGTAGCCGACCAACCAGTTAAGCGAGAACCTCCGCTCAACGTTGAGTTCGGCCATCGGTCCGAGACGTTCGGCTTCTCCCCGACAGACGTCCAAGTAAACCTGGACGGCATCGGTCATATCCGCGTCGATAGGATAATCGCCCTCTGCAGGCTCCAGGTCTGCTGACTCGGAGGTGTGCACAGGGACAATCATCGTCTTATCGCCAGTCTCGGGCGAGACAGGTGAAGGCGGACGATAGACTGTTGCTTGTTCGTGCTCGTCGAGATGGATGTGCCCGCCTAACCACTCCCACGCCTCACTGCCGTTGAGGAGGCAAGCCTCCCCGAGAGCATGAGCCGCAGTTCCGAGGCGTGCTGCCTCAGAGGAGTTATTCGGCCGCCCTTCAGATAGCTGAAGGGAGCCGAGGCAGTTCATCCAGCGCTTGGAGCCCGAGGCATTGCGACGGGCGTGTGCGCTAGGCATTGGGCATTACTCCTGTAATACGAAGAGAGGCGGCTTCAACTGTTACGCCATCCAGGGCATCTGACCGGACGGCCGTTGTGGAGCGGCGACCGGAACCGTCCTGATAGGACTTGAATTCCAAGCAGTCCGCACCATCAGCATATTGTGTCAGCACATTCTCGGCTTCACGGGCCTCCACTACAAAGACAGTGGGGGCTTGCATGCCGGTACGCCAGAGGCACAGCTGGGCCGCGTCGTTGGGCAGGGAAGTTTTCTGCTGGTTCATTACATGCCGCCTGCTGCCTTGATGAGGGCGGCGATTTTCTCTTCACCCTGCTCAACCAGTTCGGAGACGGAGGCGGCGCCGAGACCGGCCAGCAGTTCGAGTGCAGCCTCGTTGCCCTCAATAGCTGCATACGCCTTGAGCGCCTTACGGGCATCATCGGCAGTCAGACTGGGCTTCTTCGAGGCAGCCACTTCAGCCTCTGCCTTTGCTTTGGCTTCCGCTTCAGCTTTTTCCTTGGCAGCTGCTTTTGCCTCTGCATCGGCCTTGGCTTTTGCTGCCACTTTGGCTTCCTGGTCAGCCTTGGCCTTTGCGGCAGCTTCGTCCACTGCACTCGTGTCAGTATCGGTGGCCGAAGCTGCCGAGTCGGTCTGAGCGCCGCCTGTCGCATGAATTATATTGCCGACTTGCTTGAGGTCGAAGTTCTCAGGCAGCTGGAAGCTTGCCACGTGGATGCCGCTGGCAACCAGGTTTTCGATGCCCTCAGCAATACGCTCCAAAAGGCTCGTGTGGGCAATCTGGTTTTCCAGGCTGGTCTTCATGAATTGATTGATGTCCATGGGTGCTCTCCTTCAATGTGTTTGAGCGATGATAGGAGTTGACAGTATACTCCCGCTGCAATGCGTTCGGAGCCACCGTCCACTCAACGACGGATGCCCGCCTAGGCCTCTGAGCCTTTATTGAGCATGCAATGCGTTCACCGGTTCCGGACGCATTGCATTTCGAGCACTATGCAAGTCTCGAGTAGGAACCTGCCTTTCATATTCCCAATACACGTACAAGGAGAAGCCAATGTCTTTATGCCATCAGGTCTCGCTCCGCCTGAGTGATAAACACAAGCAAGCAATACGCTCCAAGCTTGCCGAGCTCAAGCAGTCGAGCCAAGACCCCGATTCTGTTACTGAAGCAGATGCCCACCGCGCCTTGCTTGAAGATGCCGCACGGGTCACCAAGCAGGAGGCTCCAGCGCGATGAGTTCCCTTACTTCCAATAAGCGCCCGCGCGTGTATGACATGCGTATGTATATATCAGCAGGTCTCCAGCTGATTCCTCTCCATGTCTGGAATGCTGTCGATGCCAAGAAGCGGCCTCGCGGAAAGACGCCCCGTGATGGCGCCTGGCAGGCCCGTGAATATGATTCCCACGGCGTGCTGACCTTGGCTGAACGGGACGGCATCAACGTAGGCATCCGCTTGCCGGCCTCTATCATGGTCCTGGACGTTGACCCGCGCAACTTCCCAGACGGCCGCGACTCCATGGCCGAGCTCGTCAAAGACGTTGGCCTGGACTTGGGCACCGCTCCTCATACCATCACGGGCTCGGGAGGGCATCATTACTGGTTCTCCAAGCCTTCGGATGTCTCGCTGCTCGATTCCCTGGAAGACTATCAGGGCGTCGAGTTCAAGTCTCTCGGCCGCCAAGTCGTTGCCGCCGGTTCGGTCCATCCGAATGGCCGCCATTACACTTGGGACGACTTTGCGCCTTCTCTGGATGAGATACCTGAGCTCCCGGCCACTTTGCTGCGGCTGATACGTCGGCCGACCCGCGCCCATGGTGAAGCAGCCGGCCTGGGCGAGCTTACTCCTGAGATGTTGGCAGAGACGCTCGAGCAGCTGGACGCTGAGGACTTCCGGGGTCATGACGAATGGCGTGACCTGATGATGGCTTGTCACCACGCCACCAATGGTGAGGGTCGGCAAGAGTTCATCGAGTGGTCTACTCAAGACGCCAAGTACCAAGACGACGGCTGGATTATCGGCCGCCGGTGGGACTCGCTGCATGCTACGTCTTCTAAGGGTGGTCGCCCTGTCACGATCAAGTTCCTTCATAAGGTTGTCCAAGCTGCCGGGGGCGAAGTTGCCCGCGTCCAGCCTGAAGACGATTTTGAGGCCTATGAGGACCCCGATGAGCTCGGCCACGGTGTTGACGATGCCTTACTTCGCGAGGAGCCTAAGGCGATCGGAAAAGACGCTGTGATGGAGGATATGAACGAGCAGCACTGCGTGGTAATGGAAGGCGGCAAGTTCCGCATCTTTACCGAGAAGATGGACCCAGTACTCAAGAGGCCCTTCTTCCAACGCTCCACCAAAGAGGATTTTGAGAACCTCTATTGCAACCAGTTGGTTGAGTTCGGCGACAAGCTGGTCACCAAGTCCTCTATGTGGATCAGGTCTGCACAGCGCCGTCAGTATGATGGCATTGTGTTTGACCCGGAACGTAACCACGAAGGCTGGCTGAACCTGTGGCGCGGCTGGGCAGTCCAACCTCGCAAGGGCGACTGGTCTCTCATGCAGCAGCTTGTGCGTGACGTCCTGGTTGATGGCGAAGAGACCTATTACGATTATGTGATGGACTGGCTGGCCTATATGGTGCAGTATCCGTCACGGGCCGCCGAAGTGGCTTTGTGCTTCAAAGGAGAGAAAGGGACGGGTAAAGGTACGCTCGGACGGGCTGCGGCCTCTCTTGCGGGCAGTCACGGTCTGCATATCTCATCGCCCGAGCACCTCGTGGGCCGCTTCAACTCTCACCTGCAGAACTGCATTTGCCTGTTTGCCGACGAGGCATTCTGGGCCGGCGATAAGGCGGGCGAGGCAAAGCTCAAGCAACTGGTGACTGAGCCGACAATCGCTTATGAAGGCAAGGGCCGTGATGCGGTCATGGGTAAGAACCACGTCCATATTATCATGGCTGCCAACGGTGACTGGGTTGTGCCAGCCGGCCTTGACGGCGAACGCCGCTTTGCGGTCTTCGCAGTGAATAGCACAAGGCGGGGCGACAAAGCCTTCTTCTCGGCGGTCAACAAGCAGATGTACCAAGGCAGCGGGCTCGAGGCCATGTTGTATGACCTGCTGCTCCGGCCGCTCGGCGACTGGGCGCCCCGTGATGAGGTTCCCGCTACGGCCGCCTTGGTCGATCAGAAGGTCATGACCATGGATGATATTGAGCGGTGGTGGTATAACAAGCTGCTCGAGGGAATGCTGCCTAATGCCACTGGAGATTGGCATGAAGGCACTGTGACTATCATCAAAGAACACCTGCGGGCCGACTACCTGGATTTTGCCCGGGAGCAAAGGGTGTACCGCCCCGCCGACCCGGTCGCCTTTGGTATGCGCCTCAATAAGCTGCTCAACGGTGAGATGGTCAACACTCAAGTGAAGCCCGATGACTCGGACTACTCCATCAAAGTCGATAAGCGCGGCCGCGCCTCGGCGTCCAAAATACCTGCTTTGCAGTATTGCAGGGACATGATGGACGCTCGTTTCGGGGCAAAAGCTCCTTGGCCAAAAGACACTTTTGAATAGGGCTAGACCGAGGGCAACCTCGGCCACCGCCTCTCTTTATGCTCCAGGGCGAGAGTCGGTGGTCAGGTCTATACAGCAAAAAGCTGCCTAGAGCCTGAGTCCCTTGAAAAGCCTGGTCTAGACGATGTATGCGTTATAAATCAAGGACTTAAGCCTTGTCGGACCTGGACGGACCTTTGGCTCGGTATTGCACCAGGAAAAAAATATTGACTGTTTTCTCCGACTCGTTTTTCAGCACGACAACACGGCTTAGTTGCCTTAGATGCCTTAGATTGTGTTGTAAGTTATTGTTTTTATTATATATTTTTATCTAGACCTTTAATATAAAAGGTTTATACAAGCTTATACAAACCAATTTTAACTGGAATTTTAAGATTTTCCCAATGAAAATGATGATTTTTGAGAAAACATGGAACTACATGGGCAACATGAGCAATATGGACGACAATCTCGTGGAGGGATGGTGCCTGGTGGGCTGATCGGTGCGCCGGTGGCCGAATCCGGCGGGCGGTGGAAGCCCAGTCCCCTCAAAGCTCTTCACTCTGGCTAGGCAAAAACCGTGGAGCAGT